CGACTCGCACGAGCTTTATGAAACGGGGTCTAACAGAGCTTGGTGCAGCGGCACCGCGCGCTCCGAGCTGGCCGTCTTCAACGGACCTACCTCAGGATCGAACCTCATGCACCAGACACCCTCGATCTGACACACGTCTTGAACCCGCAGCTGGCACACCTCGGAGACACGCGCGCCTGAGTAGGCGCAGAGCCATGGGACCCACCGCAGAACGGGATCCTTCTGTGTCAGGGCCGCTCGGAGGACGATCGAAGCCTCCTCGTCCGTGAAGATGCGGATCGTCTCAGAGGCCTTCCGCTTCACATCCATGCTGACCCGCTCGGCCGGGTTGCTCATCAGCCGGCGGTTGTCTGCAGTCCACTGAAATATACTGCGGAGCTCCACCAGCTTGCCATCGCTGATGGTCTTTGGAGCCAAGCCCTTCGCGATCAGCGCCTCCTTCCAGCGCTGCACGTCGTCAGGCGTTACCCGTGCCGCGTCCTCGTGGCCGAGAAAAGAGGAGAACTGCGCCATCACGCGCGTCCATTCGTAGCGTGTCTTCTCCGCCGGCCGCTTCTCCGCCGCCCACCCTTTCACCAGTTCGTCGAATCCGACCGGCTGTCGAGCAGCGGCCACACGCAGGGGGGCAGCAGCTGCGAGCATGGCATCACTCTGCCGCACCCCATCGAACTCGCCTCGGGCATGCCAGTTCAGCGTGAGACTGGCCCGCTGCACCCGCCGCGGCCACAGCCCTCGCAAGCCTCGCTCGGCTAATTTCGTCAACGATCAGCCAGTGCTTCTCCAGCACCGTCCCGGCCGTCTGCTCGCACCAGGTCTGCAACTCGCGGATGCGCCATTGATGCGGACCGATTCGGCCATTCACAAGCTCGTCGAGCAGCGTCTCGGCTCCAACCGGGGTGGGGGACGCCCAGAGCTTGTCAGCGAGATCGACGGGCCAGAAGCTTTGCTCGCTCGGGTTCGCCCGGTGGGTCTCCAGCCACCAATCGTGGACCTTGCAGGCGAGCCCATGCGCCTCGACCTCGATCAGGCTGCATGGTCCCGACCGGAGGCCGGCCCACTGCCGCTCCAGCTTCAGGAGCTCCTCGGCGTACCGCTTCTTGGCCTCTGCCGGATCCTTCGTCTGCAGGCTGAGCGTCACCTCCCGCCTGCCGACGGCGGCCACGAGGTCAGCCGGCACGCGCTTGCGCAGCCAGTAGACGCCGGAGCGGGGATGGAGCTGAGGCCGGGACATCGGGAGGACCATGTGTAGCACCGCTGTGTAGCACGCGGGCTCGCCTAACCACATGATCTGCTTGAAGCTTTTGGAGGCTCAACCACTTAGCGAGTGGTTGGTGCCCAGGAGAGAAGTCGAGTTATCCAACACTTCCAAGGAGCGGCGTCCCAGGTGCGGGATTTTGGTGTCCACTGAGGCAAAAGGGTAATCTTGCGCTCCTCCCGCACCAGCTAGACGGCGCGGTCGCGCCGCAATGGGCCGAGTCTCGTAGCATCCACCTGAGCTGCTCCGCGCGAGTGTTGCTCGCATGCATCGCCTCCGATTCCTTCAGTCCCTCATCACCCGCGATCAGGTCAGCTATCTCGACTATGGCGACTACCGCGCATGCGAACTCCGGATGGATCGCATCAAGGTGGACGACCGCATGTCCCTAAGAACTTCTTCGATGCTGACCAGACAGACAATGCATACTAAGGAAATCTTTTAGTACGGCGCAAGCTGGATAACAGATGCTGGAGCCGCGCGCGTCGTAGTAATGTTTGAGCCACAGCCAGACTATTGCGCCGCAGCCACTAAGGCCGCCTTCACTCTCGCCGGCAGGTCGAAGCCGGCCGCCTGCATCTTCTCCAACATATATTTGAGTGCGTTGCGCTCCGAAGCTGGCAGAGAGACATCGCCGCGGGTCAGCCGGCGCAGTGCCGCGTCTGATTTAGGAGTGATGAGACGCTGAGCCCGGGCGAAACTGACATACGGCTCCGTATCAGAGAGCATGGCGACAAGGACCCGATCGAAATCGACTTCTGTGTCGAACTTCTTGGCGGCTATACCTGCATTCCGACTGCGGTTGGCTTCGGCACGGTTAATCGTGAAGCCGTGGAGACTACCTCGGAACCGATAAGCGGAGCCGGCAACAGCAGCCCAGCAAGCCTGCTGCTTGCAATACTCGCCGACGTTCTTCATCTGCGGGGGCGCAGCCTTGATGGTAGCCGAGACCTGTGGCGCCAGCTGCTGCAGCACCGCACCAACCTCCTCAGGAATTTGTTGTCGCTGCCAAATGAGATTCAGATCGAGCTCGAGCTCCTCCCTCTGTATATGGTTCACCAGCCACGATATTGTGTAAGTTACAACTTGCGCCTTGTAACCGCGATCCTCTTGGTACCAGCTTGACGAACTAATCATTCGATCCATGCACCGAAAGACGATTGCTTTCGCTACGACGCACCGAAACCAATATTCGTTAAAGGACGCCTCTGACGCCGCCCAAGCCTTCCCGACCTTCTCCGCATAATCGAGGAAGCATTTCTGGGCACCGCGGCTAACGATGTGTGGTCGGCAATCGAAGGTGACCTCGAATTTGGCAAGATCGGTCTTATCTATTAATTGCTCGCGAGGAAACTGGAGTTCGAAGCGTCGCTTTTCAGCAGCAGTGCCGTAGGCGAGCTTGTCACGATACTGACCTCGCGCCCTCTCGTAGAACCACTTGGAACCGGAGAGTGAACCAGGCTTTGCAGGTGCAGAAAGCTGACGCGAGATTCGCTGCAGCACTAGATGGACCGGATGGCCGGAGAAAAAGTCAGCCTCGCTGATCTTGTTCTGAGTGTTTGCAAATCTAGAAATCTTCGGAACAATTTCTTCCAAGCGGTCTGGATTCACCACAGAGAGTTTCATCTGGACAAAGACTCGATGAAGATCGGCGCGGCGTTCCCGCCGCTGGCTGTCGCTCGCGTAGAGGATCGAAGCGGTTGTCTGGCCGCCATTAACGATCTGCAAATTTTTTATAACTGAGATGCCAAGGCTACCATCCGCCATCCGCACCATGGTAATGCCAGATGCAGTAGCAGTAAGGCCGTTGTTGTAGGCAAAAAACATCTCCGGCTGCGTTTCCAGCGTTCTAATAATCCCGGTGTTTACTTTGGTTTTGGCCTGAAGGAATGTCCGGACGTTTTGCTCCAAGAGCCGGGCGCCATAGAGGCCGTAAATCTCGGCGAGGAAGGACCCAGGCACCGCCAACAGATATGATGCGTGCTCGCCGTCTATGCTGTGGGCTGGAAGGCACGGCAGAGGTGACTGGTTCAAGGCGGCAACGTCGATCTCAATTGACCCCAGCCCGCCGCGCGCGGCGGAGATGTCGGCATACCTAGCGAAATCCAATACACTGCAGACGACCGGCACGCCAAGCACCTCACCGGTTGTTTCCGGCATGCGGCGTGTAGACAGCCGCGCGTTCGAGAATGCGACTATGCGGATGCGGCGGATCTGGGCCCGGCCCGAGTAGATCAGCGAAGCGGCCTCAAACGTCGGGCTAGTCTCTTCGATCGCGTGGATAAAGGCAGGTTGCACCGCCTGCTCGCAGAAGCGCAGGGCGCGTGCGAACAGGCCGTCTGTTTGGGCCGCGTTGAGGGTCTCGAGCACACGGCTTGTCCGGAAATCCGAAACAGCGAGAAAGAGGTCGCCTCGCTCGACGTCAAGGGCGCATCCATCGATCTGATAGCCACCGCGTCTCTCGTGGCGCGCCGGCGTGTACATGAGATCGATGGTGTCCCCATTCTCGGCTGCAAGCTTTGCATAGAGGCTGAAAAAGACAGCGGGCTGCGGCTCGCCGGACGCCTCTGCCTCGAAGAGCAGGTCTGCCCAGAACTGATCGAAGGCCTCGACTAACTGTAGATTGCTCATGCGAAAACGCTGTCCAGCGTCTGCGCAATATCGACTGCAAAGGGCTGGCAGTCCCGCAGTAGTACCTCGTAGGAGACCCTCTGCACACCTGCCGGAAGCATGGCGGGTACGATGCGGGGGAAGTCCTCTCGGACCTCGAACAGCCGCCTGTCGGTCAAGACCCAGGTCGGCTGATTATATTCATCTTGCCGACTATAGCCCCACGCTTCCAGGGCCAAATCAAAGAGATCGCCCGCCGATGGACCGGCGGCGAAGAAGATAGTGGCCAGCTCTGCCACTAACCCATTGAGCGTGAAAGCCTGGCAGCCCGGGGGGCTCGCCGCGACACCTTGGTGGCAGAGTAGAAGGCGGCTTCCAGCAGTGTCCAGCTGCGCCTCGGATGCGATGATCAGGCGTTGGTCGGCCGTCGAAAGCTGAGTCTTAACCTCGAACTGCCAGGGTCCGACCGCGAAGTCCTGCTCATCCCTATGGCCGCCCCGCCAAGCCGCAGCAGCCTCAGCGGGCGTCAGCCGGGGCAGGATCACATCCCGGAGAAACAGGAGCTCGCCCGTCAGACCGATGCGCTCCGGAACACTGAGCAGGCCGTCGCGCCTACGACGCAGCATATCGTGCCATTCGCCCAGCCGGCGGAGGACTTGTCGCAGGCCGGCCGCGTTGGCCCCATGTGGGAGACCCGAGGTTGCTGCAAGAAGGTGATCACAGAGCGCGCGGAAGATGTCGAAGTGCTCGCGGTCCAAGAGCGTAAGAACAAGCCGGGCGTGGTCTGCGCCGCGGCGCTCCAGCCCGACCTTGATACCATTGAGCTTCGGCGGTTCGGGCAGGTCCCGGCAGCCGCTGTCTGCGGCAAGAGAGAAGATGTACCGGCCTCCGAAGTCCCGCCCGCGAAAAAATTCGAGGGGGTGCCGGCTGTCGGCGCGGCGGACATTGTCCGCCGTCGGTCCCGGCGCCGGCGCTATATCCATCCAACCGTCGCCGGGCATCTATTCCGCCTCTAAGATAGCTTCGTCGTCCTCGGCCTCACTGTCGGCTTCGGCCTCCAGCTGCTTGCGATAGACAGCGTTGACTTGATAGGTGCGCGCGATCGACGCCTTGCTCGTCGACGGCAGGCAGAAGCTCAATGAGGCGACTGGATCGGTCAACTTCTTGTCCGTTGCGTCCGCCTTGGTCGTGAAGACGTGGATGAGCAATAGAGGACAGGTGCGCTGCGCGCAGAATGCCTTGTCGCCCCTTAGGCCGTTTTCCCGCGCCTTCTCGGCCTGACCTCCGGCCAGTTGGTCAGCCGATAGCGCAATCTGCGCATCGTTTGGATCGGCGACCCGGTTGCGGCCCCCCGTCACCCGCCAACCTCCATCGACGGCATCGCCCGTCAGGCGCTGTCGTAGCGGGTATTGTCGTCCAGGTACGATCTCGATTTCTGAGAGCTTACCGCCTTGAGGGTGGGGGAATGCCACGTCCCATTCCGCCATTTCATCAGACACTCGGTCGGAGAAGTAGTCCATGAAAAGGCTGGTGCCACCCATGATCGGTCCGAGATCGCCGTGCGCCGGCGGGAAGGTGAACTCCTTCAGCAGGCTCAACACCCGCAAGCCAGGTACTCGCCGCCACACGACCACTTGGGTCGTCGATGACTGGTCAGAAGGGGTGCCGAGGGCAGCAATAAAACTCTGCACTTTTTCAAGATTGCGTGCGTTTACACAGCTATCGTTCGTCAGGATGTAGCCTTCCAGGTGCCGTTCTGAATAATCCTGGGCGACGGTCATCTGGGTGGCAGTGCGCATTTTGTTGGCGGCTGTGATTTTGATTGCCGTAGGACTCTCTCTGACCTTCAATCCGAAGTGCTCCGGCGTCATTCCGCTATCCTGCATGCGGCGCACCTCGACGCGCAGCTCCTCGATGGCCTCATGTATCTGCGAGTAGTGCCCTAGCGCGATCTGCGGGAGGTAGATCCGGCAGATGTCCTCGAACTCCGGCCGGTAGCCGAACCAGCGCGCCATCTGCATCAGGGTATCGGACGCTGCGGTGTTCCGCAGAATGTAGGAGACGGTCAGGTCTTCCAGCGTCAAACCGCGCGAGAGCGCCAAGCCACCGATCGCGATCACGTGCAGGCCATGAACGCGGTTGCCACGATAGTCGAGAACGCCGCCCTTCATGTTGACGGTAATCGGGACGATGCTGGCGGTAGCTTCTCTCAGAACGGACAACGCTTGTTCGAAGGTTACGCCAGCGCCGGAGAACTCGCGGTCAAAATCGGCTTTGATGGCGGCGATGATCGGATCGTCTAGTGCGCGGGCACCAAGGCCGGCGCTCACCGCAGCTGAATTCTTTAATGTGTCGAGATACGTGTAGACGAGGCCGTATACTTTCTCCTGCACGGCGTTGAAGCGGCTGACATTGATCATCATCGAACAATGCTTGTTGCCCTGCCCTCGCAGGACTCGGATCGCTCGCGTCAGCGTGAACACTCGCATGGCTGTCAGCAGCGATTCTGGAAGAGCTGCGACCGGATCATCGCTCTTGTGCTTCAGCGGTAGCACCGCAGCGTAGTCCGAGACGACCTTGACCATCGTCGGACGCAGGTCGCCGTCGGTGGCAAAAACGCGAGCTGCGCCGACATAGTTCGACGGTGGATCAAGAGCCTTGATGAAGTGCCGCGGGAACAAGTCATCCTTCAGCATCGCATCGTTGGTGTCCGGATCTATAAATATGTTGGCGAACGGAGTTGCAGTGTAGCCGATGTAAGTGCTGCGCTCAAAGAGGTTCAAGATCTCGCGGATAACCGAATTAATGGCGGTCGTAGCTCCTGGGTCCTTGGCCGTGTTGATCGAGGCATTATCTGCCTCATCGTCGATCAACAGCAGCGGCGAGGTGATGACTGCGCCATGTCCTTGCTCGATCAGCCAGTTCTTGAGCTTGGTAAGCGGTGCCTTATTCTTCTTGGTGACGAAGATGATTGGCTCATTGTGGGCGGCGAGGCTAAACACCACTCCCCCACCTGGATTGCGAGTGAAGTCGCTGTCGCGGGAAGTTCCGTAGGCTGGAAAGCGTTTCTTGATCGCGTAAGTCAGGACGGGCAGCGGCTCTTGGGCGAGCGAGTGAAAAACGGACTTCTTGCCAATAAAGGTTTCATCCAGCCGCTCCTGCGTTTGCGATCGCAGCGTGTTGGTAATGCCCGCCAGCAGCAGGATGGTGCGATAACCGGCGTCCGCCGCCTTGCAGATTAAAGCGGAATAGTTGGTCGTCTTGCCGGATTGAACGTGGCCGATAACCATACCACGGCGAGAACCGACACCGGATTCCTTCGGATTTCCAGAGAAGTCGAGAAGTTCGTCCGTGACGTTATCCAGAGTAGCAACGACCTGTGGCGGAATCACGCCACCTTCCAGGTAGTACCGTCGCAGCCGATCCCAGTAGTAGAAGTCGATCTCGCTGCGCCTATCGCGCAGCCAAGGCCGGTGGTCGCGGGACACGGACGAGCCGCGCGTCTGAGTCGTCGTGAAGCTGCCCTCAAGCTCCCGGACAAGCCAAGCGACCTCCACCGAATCGAGCTGGAACGGACTGCCTGCGACCACCGCGGCGATGACGCCGTCCGGCAGTGCTTGGCCCCGCATTACGTCGTCCGCATACATCTCACCCAGCTTCAGAGTGAAATATGCAAGCTCGCTACTGAGATTTCGCACGCATCCACCCTTTTTCCTTAAGGACGCTTTCTGTCGTATTCCACGCCTCGCACCAAGGCTCGGTACTCCGCAGCAGCGCCTCCAACGCTGTCAGATCGCCGTTCACCTGGGCTAACAGAAGCGGCAGGGCAGCCAACAGGTCAGCCCGGAAAGCCTCGGGATCGGCGAGCGTCTGGTGAATGGCGTCGATGTTCGCAGCGGCATCCTGCCCGAAGGCCTGCACCGGGAAAGCCTGTTCGATGACCCTGATAGCTGCCGAGGCCGCGCGCTGCTGTTCGCCGTCGCCGGAGTCCAGCAACGCCTCGATAATGGGATGCTCTCGGTTGATGGCGTAGTGGATCTCGCCGCCGCGGGAGTAGCGGCTCCACACAGACGTCGTATGAGTGCGGTCCAGGCGGCCGCCGCGGGACCGGAACACCTTGGCGGAACGCCGTCTGAGGCCTTCGACGATCTGGCGCAGCCTAGTGCGAAGAGCCGCCGGCAGCTGAGCGTCCGACTTGTCAATCGTGATCTTCCAGATGTGATCGAGCGCGTTAGGAATGTCGACGCGTATTCGCACCAGTTGAGACAGCTCGCCATGCCGAACAAGCCGGAACCAAGTGCCACTGATGATCAGACGATGGCTCCGGTAAACGTAGAAGCCTTGGTTACGAAGGAAACCTTCTTCTCCGCCGAGTTTATCATATTGACCGGTCTTGAGCTTCGAATAGTGGGGCAGGATGAATGGCTGAATGTCTATCGCCCGCCCGCCGATCTCTAAATTTTCCGGCTCCAGCACCTGAGTGGCCTCATGGTCCCGATAGAAGGGATCCCAGGCTTCGACCTTGTGGCCGTTCAGCCGGATCGTCAACCGTCGGCCCCGCACCTCGCCCGCAAGATATCGATGGAAGATGAGCGCCAGCCGGCTCCGGGCATGCACGATGAGAGTGTTGAACTCGGCGACGGTCAGGGACCCGTTCTCTGAAAGGCGATCGCAGTTCGACCATATGATTTCAACGCCGCCGGTCGCTCTCAATTCGGGAGACGCCGTTGCCATGATGTCGGCCGCCTCCAATACGCCCATGCGCCAGCCGTCGACATCTTCCAAATCCCAGAGACAGCCACTCATCTTACCGGCGTGGCAGGTGAGCACGAGGAGACGTGTGCATTGGGAGAAGGATGCCGACTTCATGCCCCAGCCGAAACGACCCAGGTCATCGGGCGATCGCTCGACAAGCGGATCAGTGCTGGCCGGGCGCATGGCGCGCCGCAGCTCATCGCCCGACATGCCGTGGCCGTCATCTCGGATTCGAATTTCCGGTGCTCCCCCCGCGAAGTCGCAAGTCAGCGCAATCTCCCGGGCCCCACCCTTGATGCTGTTGTCGATGAGATCGGCGAGCGCGCCCGGAAGATCGTAGTTTCCGAAACTCCGCGCCGACATCATCAGCGAAGCTGCATCGGGGGGATTTTCTTCGAACTTCATCCCCGGACGTTCCCATCGAGAAGTCCGTACGCATGTATTTTCACGCTATTGCCCACACGCCTCCTCCAGCCCAGCTACAGCCTCTTCCTGCCCTCTGCAACCTAAAGTGATTCGACGGTGGTGAGAACCTACGCGGCGATTGCCTTCGTGGCGGCTGCGGCTTCGGACGGCTCGTGCTTGAGGGCTCGAGCGCGCGAGAGATCGAGCTTCAGCTGCTGACCGACGGCCTGCGCGAGAACCGGAGGAACCGCATTGCCGATTTGCCGGAAGGCAGCGTTCATGGCGCCAGCGAAACGGAATGCATCCGGGAAGGACTGGAGCCGCGCCGCTTCGCGGACGGACACTGTTCGCTTTTGGCGGCTGTCCCAGTGGATGTGCGAATAAGTATCTTTCCCCATGTGGGCCGTGAGAGTACGGGACGGCATGGCAGGATCCATCTTCCACCACTTGTTTGGAAACTTTCCAGGGTCATAGGGCGGCACACACGATTTGCGGATTGTCTGCCAAGCCTCGCTACTCTCAGCTGGCTGTGGATCGATCAATCTGAGCCGTTCCGCAAATATCTGATTGGCTACTGCACTTGCATGGGGGAAATCTCCGCCGACACGCATTCGCTGGAATATCTCGAAGTCCCGGGGCGTCAATCTTACGACGTGACCATCAGTCCCTGCGTGACACTTCGGCAGCCCGGGCCACGCCCGCATCTTTGCAGCATAGTCTGTCAGACCATAGTAAGTCACATAGGGGAGTACATCGGATGTGCTTCGCCGACGCATAGCTCCAGGATCGCTGAAATGCTCTGTGATCCGCGGAAGGTCGGACAAGGCCGCACGGACTGTCACGGCGGGGGGAAGTCCCGGGTTGGCGACTGGCGCCTGCGTGAACCGCCCCCCCTCCGCGGGCACATGCCGTAGCGCCACGGTCCGAGTACCCTGATAGCCGGAAGGCAGCTTGGCCGCGTGTGTAGGAGTTGGAAATCGTGGTATCTGCCCGAGCGATGCGTCGATCGCCACCAGAAATAGGCGCTCGCGCATCTGGGGCACCCCATAGTAGGCTGCGTTCAGAAGTGTGTATCGAGCAAAGTAGCCCAGGCCTTCAAGCGTGCTGCAAATCTCCTCGGGCACATTGTGTCCGCCGAAATTGAGAATGTCCGGCACGTTCTCGATCAAGATCGCGACCGGAAGAACCGCTTCGACATGCTGGAGAAAGTGTTGGTAGAGGCGCGCACGTGGGTCGTGCTTGAAGGCGTCCTCTTCTCCGGCGATCGACCTCAGCTTCGAGCGACCGATGCGCGCAAAAGCCTGACACGGTAGTCCCGCAGCCAGGATATCAAACTGTTCCGCCACAGGTCCATCCAGGCCCAGATCGCGGCAGAGCGATTCTGGATCAGACTGGGTCATGTCCCTTGCGGCAGCCCAGGCCTCTCTACGTTCGGCGCTCGGAGGGTCGAAGTTGAGCGCGTAGCTCGCCGCAGCTGTTACATCCATTTCGATATGGGCCACGAGATCGAAGCCGGCAGCCTTCAGCCCTAGAGACATTCCCCCGCAGCCCGAGCAGAGTTCCAGTACCCTGGGCGCCCCGCCCTTCCTTATCCTCTCGAGCTTTGCCGCCCGCACCGCCGTGCCGGCCTTCATTGTGGTACTCCAAGATGAGTCTGAAGTCGGGCCGTCAGCTTCTCGGCATCAGCCGTTTCGCACTCCCAGATGACCAGTGAATCCCAGCCTTCAGCCTGCAGTCGCGAAACCGCTGCTTTGTCGCGCGCCACATTCGCCGCGAATTTTTCGTTCCAGAAGTCAGTGTTCGATTTTGGCGAATACGCATATCGGCACCCTGGGTGGCGATGCCAATAGCAACCGTGGACGAAAATTACTTTCTGTCGACGAGGGAACACAAGGTCAGGACTTCCTGCGAGATCCCGCCGGTGCAGACGGAAACGGTAGCCCAAGCTGTGTGCAAGCCGCCGGACCACAAGTTCCGGCTTCGTGTCCTTGCCACGGATGCTGCTCATCATCCGGGACCGCGTCTCTCTATCAACAGTGTCCATGGATCATCCGTTCGTCCTCGCCGTGAGCACCTCTACCAAGCTATACGCACGTCGTGAATCCTTTTGCGCCGAAGGCAGCTGGAATCGTTGTGCGAAAGATTACGGGTGCTCGGCGACCTTCCTGCGTTCAACCGGCTCACGGAGTGGGAGCTGAATGATGTCGCTTGATCCGGGCTGCCCAACTCAACAACTCGACTAAACCGGGCGGTGTAAAAGCCCGATTAGCACAACGGTTTTTACCCGCGGCGAGGATGCAATTGTAATTTATTGCAGGCTAATAGCGGGCTTTCTGAACTACTGCAGAAGTCTGTGTGCTTACCAGTGCCAGTGGCCGGCGCAGTACGTGAGAACGAGGGCAAGGCGGTGAGCCGATCTTGGGCGCTTGTTTATTCCAATTTGGAGAGCTCAGGGCCTCCCCTGCATGTGACGACACACATGGCCGGATTGTGAAGCCGACTGCGTGATCATGGTCTTGAGCTTCCTGTTTGCGCGCATCCATTGGCGTTAATCACTACCAACTGTGCACGTCCCTTCGAACGCAAAAGAGGCCCGCCCCTGTGGGCACAGCGAAGGACTGTTGTGTTGTCTTGTATCCGGCGGTGCTACGCTGGCCTCTTCGTCACTAGGAGCCGAAGCGCGCCCTCGAGCTCCGCCGCGAGTGCGCTCGGGCAGTTCTCCTCGTTCCACACATGCAGGTCGGGAGTGAAGGCGTGCGCCTCGCTCGCGTGAGTGATCTTGCCCTCGACGGCCGGGCGGCGCAGGCGCAGCACGATGCCCCCGAGCTCGCGCACGGCCGCGGCCTCGTTTAGAAACCGACAGTCGTCGCAGACCACGCGGCCGCCGGCCTCGCGCACGGCGCACGCCTGGTGTGCCCAGAGGTGGGTCCAGAGGTCGGGGTGGATGCGCTCGCGGCCCCAGGCGCAGCCGAGCTCGATCATGGCGTAGCGCGGGGTTGCGCCCATCAGAAGTTTGCAGGGCACTTCCTTGCGGTCGCCCTCGATCTCAGCATCGCCAAGACCGATCGCGCGCAGCATGGCCTTCAAAGGCCCGGCCATCTTTACGCGAGTGTAGCCGTGGCGACCGATCAGAATCTCGGCCGCGGTCGACTTGCCGGCGCCGGCGGCGCCGCTGAGTGCTACGACGGGAGGGAGGGTGAGCATCGGAGTCGCCTACAGCACGTTAACCTTGGTCCGGGCGACCTCGCCACGGGCCTTGTCGAGGGTGATCGCGGTGAGCGACCGCGTCGCCCCGTAACCCTGCTTGTGATGCCAGGCATCGGCGGGGATTGGGGTCTGGAAGCTCTCGACAGTCACGCCCGAGACCTCGACGGCCGTCTTCGTATGGACGTGGCCAGTAAAGATCTGCCGGTACTTCGAGCGGCCCCAGGCCTCGGGGTTGCGGGTCGCCATGATCAGCGGCAGATCCGCCATCTTGGCGGCGTCGCCGTGGGTGGCGCCGAGCAGCGTCGCGCCATGCGACCACCACCAGAAATAACCCGGGTCGTCGTCGACGGTCACGCGCGGGTCGCCCTCGTAGTACAGGGCGAGGGCGAGCGAGACCGCGATCGCCGACTCCGCGTCGTGGTTGCCCGGCAGGATGCGCACGAGCACGCGCTCATGACGGGCGAGCGCCCGCGAGACGATCCCGATCATCAGGCGCGTCGCCGCCTTGAGGATCTTCGGATAGCGCCCGTCGACGTCGAGCACGTTCTTCGAGCGCGCCGTCAGCGGATCGTAGCCGTCCGAGTGCAGGAGGTCGCCGAGGCCCAGCACCACCGCTTGGCCGGCGGCCGGGACGGCGTCGACGAGGCGCGCGACGGCGGCGTCGATCGTGGTCTGCGCGATCTTGAGATCCCAGTTCGCGCCAACCTCGTCCTTCCAGGTCAGCAAACCGAGGTGAAAGTCAGGACATACCAGGACGTTGGCGAGATCGGCCTCGACGGCGGCCGGGCCCGGTGCGGGCTCGGCGCGCTCGGAAAACCCCGTGAAGGCCTCCCGGATCGCCGCGACCATGTCGGCCGGGCTCATGCCCTCGCGCGTCTTGACCCACTCGGCGAGCGTGCGGCCCTCGCCGTCGAGGAGCCGGCTCACCCCCTTGACCACGTGGCCCGGCGGGAGGGGCGCGGCCTTGCCGGGCGCCTTGGCCTGCGTCACCCATTCGCGCTCGGTGGCGCCCTCCCCGTCGCGCTGCGTTGAGACGCGCTTGATTGCGTAGCCCGGCAGCACCGGATCCGTGCCGAGCTCGCCGCGCGCGGCGGCCGCGTGCGTGACGTGGTCGAGCGACCAGTCGACGGACAAGCCATGGTCGCGGGCGTGGCGGCCGGTTTGGCCGGGCCAGCCGACGCGGGCGCGCAGGCTCGAAGCGTCGACGCCGAGGACCTCAGCGGCGGCGACGTGCGCGCCCTTGCGGGGCCCGCCCGGCAGGCGCTGGCCGGGGTGGCCGGCGCGCAGGGCCGCCTCGATCGCGGCGATCTCGCGCGCGGCCTGGTCGGGGGTGGTCTTGAGAGGCATCAGGCCCCCTCGTCGCGCGGACTCCCGACCCCGCAGATCGCGAGGCGGGTCGACCGGAAATGGCGGGAGATCATGCGCTCGAGGGCCGCCTGATAGGTCTCGCCCTCGACATCGCCGACCGAGAGCGGCGCGCAGAGCTGGGCGAGGGCGACCATGACGTCGCCGGCGGCCGCCTCGAGGGCGGCGGAGAGGAGCGCCTCGGCGGCGCGGTCGATCGCGGTCATCAGGGCACCCGCGCGCTTGCGGTCGGCTGCCGGAGGCTCCACCAGGCGCCGGTTGCGGCGGTGGCGTATTCGACGAAGCCGGTGATGACGAAGGGCCGGCCGACGAGGGCCGGCGGGGTGTCGATGCACTTGCGCGTCCACTGGCCGGGCCCGGGCGGGCGGTCGATGAGCGCGCCGGGCGAGCGGTCGCCGAGACTGTCGAGGTCCTGGCGCACGGCCTGGTAGGGATAGATCCGCCCCTCGGCGCGCAGGGTCCAGTTAGCGTCGAGGGTGCGGGCGGCGCGCAGCTTGGAAAACCGCCAGACGAAGCACGCCTCGCGGGTCTCCTCGTCGCGCAACACGTCGGTGATCGCCTGGTCGGCGAGCACGGGAGCGAGCCGCAGCTCGAGGTCGGGCCCGCACCAGAGTGCGAGCTGCCAGACGAGCGCCGCCAGGGCCGCCAGGACCCCGGCGCGCAGGAGCCAGAGCGCCGGGGTCATTTGCTGACCCCGGCGAATTTGACGAAGGCCGCCACCATGCCGGCGGCGATCGCCGTCCAGATGCCCGACCAGATCGTGTTGGCCGCACGATCCCACCAAGTACGGGAGCGCTCGGCGTGCTGCAGGGTCGCGTTGAACGCCCGTACGCTCTCGGGGCGGTCGAGGTCGACGTCGAATTCGTGAAACGCCGCGATCACCACCTTGCGGGCGATCGCCTCGGCCTCGGATCGCGTGACGAACGGGCCGGCGGTCTTGCCCATCTCCTCGGCGACGATCCGCTGCGCCGCCATGGCGATTGCGGCGAGTTGCACCGGGTCGGGCGAGGCCGGCGCGGGCAGCTGAACAGGGAGGGCGTCGCCCATGTCATCACCTGCGGCGGGAGGGCCGGGCCACCGGCTGGCGGCCCGGTCGGGGTCAGGCGTTGGCGCCGGCCTTGAGCTGCGCGAGCGCCGGGCCGAGCACGGCGGCCGCCGTCGCGTTCTCCTCGAGGTGCAGGCTCCGGAACGCTTTCTCGGCGATGCCGGCCGGGCCGCCGGCCTGCTTGACCAGCCACGGCAGGCCGGCGTCGACGGCGCGCTGGGCGGCGCTGGCGACCACGGCCGAGCCGAGCGGCACGCTCAGCACCTTGCCCTTGGCGGCGCCCTCGAGGTCGTTGAGGGCGTAAGCCAGGGCGTTGCCGACCAGGCGCTCGACGAGGGCCTGAGAGACGAAGGCGCCGAGGAGGGGCACGTAGCGGTGCACCGCCCAGGTCACGACGGCGACGAGGACGGTCGAGACCGCCGGCAGGAGCTCGCGGCCTGCGAGCGCGATCCAGTCGCCCCACGGCAGGGCGACGGCCGTCGGGGCGGCCAGGGCCGCCACGGACGTGCAGCAGAGGTCGGTCGAGATGTCGGCCGGCGAGATAACGGCCGCGAAGGCGGCGAACGGCAGGACGAGCGAGACGGCGGCGACCGCGACGGCGGCGACCGCGAGCAGGAGCTTGCGCATATCAGACCTCGAGAGGCGTTGAGGTGGAGAGGCGGGGAGGTGCGGAGGTGCAGCGCCGTCAGGCGGCGAGCGCCTTGCCGCAGGTCGGGCAGCGGCCCGGGACCGCGGCCACGGCCGGGGCGGCCGACGGCGCGGCCGGCGCGGGCGGATACGGCGTGTCGGGGATCTTCTGCCACTTGGCAAAAGCCGCCTTCAGCTTCACGTCGTATTTATTCTTGGAATACTGCGCGCCATTGTAGCCGCGGGCAAATGCAGCCCAGTTGTGGGCGCGCAATTCGTCGTCGAGATGGGTCGCCTTGATGAAACTCACCATGGCGGCGAGGTGCGGCTCCTCGCCGTCGAGGAAGGCCGCCACCATTTCGGCGGCGCTCGCGTAGCCGGCCTCGGCGTGATTGCTCCCCATGATCTGCCCGAGGCCCCAGCTCGTCGCCTCGAGCGCGACGCGCGCGTCGATCGCCAGGGCGGCCAGGATCCGGGGATAGCTGTCGTCCGGGTAAGGCTCTGCGCCCCAACTCGCATAGGCGAGGCCGGCACGCACCAGCGCCGCGCGCGTGGGCCCGCTCGAGAGCGCGAAGGCGCGGTGCGGCTCATAGAGCGCCTTGGGCCGGCCCGCCTTATCGAAACCGCCGCCGGAGGTCTCGACCTCGATCACGCTATGGATCTCGTCCTCGCCGACGCCGATCGTCGCGCCGAGGCGCGGCAGGTCGAGGTCGGAGAGGCGGGCGGCCCGGCCCTTGAAGCCGGCGGCAGTGAGGCGCGCGAGCGCGGCCGCCTCGGGGGGATTCATCATGGTCAGCACTCCGGGACAGGGCGAGCGATCAGCGGCGGCGCTCGCAGCGAAAAAGCGGGTAGGTGCCGGGCGCGAGCTCGAGCGCGCCGGACGCGAGGCGCGCCTCGCCCTCGAGGAGGCACGCGGTCGGGATCGCGGACGCGGCCGGCTGCACGATCACGTCGAGGGCGGTCGCGCGCATGCAGTCGACGCGCGGGGTGCCGACGGCGCAGACGAGGGCGACGAGCAGGAGCTGCGGGGTCATGCGGAGATCTCCGGGCAACAAAAAAGCCGCCCGGAGGGGCGGCTTGCGGGGTCGAGGGAGGGCGCCCCGTGGATGGGCCGGCCAGGGGCGCCGAGTGCTGCGGCTTACGTCGCGGGCTTGATCTGCGCCTGGTAGCAGTCGAGGACGATGCTTTGGGACGGGCCCTGCCAGTCGGACGCCGCCCGCTGCACCGGCTCCACGTACCACTGGCGTTCGTAGCCAGTGCCTCCGCTTCCCGCGGCAATGAAATCGAACTCGACCTTGTAGAACCCGTGGTCGCGAGCCGTGACCTTCGGGGTGCCAGTGACAATGCCAGCCGAGGCGACGATTGTGTGATTGGCGAGATCGTATATCACGCTGTGGTCAACCGAGCCGTCGTAGCTGTCCAAGATCAGAAAGCCGGTGTTGCTCACGCTGTGCACCGACATCTCGTGAGTGTATTTCTGGTTGACCACGAACGTCGCGGAGGAAGCGCCGCCGTGGAAGTTCTGATCCGCCGAGAGCGGGAACCGCTTGGCGAACGACCCGCCGTCGGCGTCGGTCACGTCCGTGAGGTTTTCGAAGCCGTAGGTCGTGCTGTGCGTGCCCCCGATCGATGAGGACACCGCGGCGGGATCGGGGAAGGTCACCCCTGGCGTGCCGATCGAGGCCGGCTGGTAGATCTTCACGCTGCTCGGATCGTAACGCAGGAACTGCCCGGAGCCTTGATAGGAGTTCCCGCTCTGCAAGTAGACTTCCAGAGAGACCTCCGTGAGGGGGCCCGGGTCGAGGAACATCTTGAGTCTCTGACCGCCCGCAATCGGGGCGATAGAAGACGAGATGAGCCCGGCCCCGCTGGTCGCGGTGATCGTGCCTGCGTCCAGGTCGAAATTGATCTGGCCGAAACGCGAGAACCCGAACGTATCGCCGAACACGAGGACGCCCGTCCTGCGGGTGCTTGTGTTCGCGAAGTCGATCCACAACTCGACGGCGCCCGAGGCGACCGACACGACCGGCAGGCGCTGGTAGTGGTAGTCGTTGTTGCCGTCCTCGGTGAGCGTCCCGGTCGCCCCGTCGAAGGTGGCGTGGTTGACATCCGTCCACGTCGTCGGCGCCGACGTGAGGAGGTTGATGCGGTTGGCGGGATCCGTGCTGAAGGCGAACGCCGCCGGGTTCGTGCGCCCGACCGCGTTGGTCAGCGACAGGTTGACGACCTTGGTGCCCGGCTGCGTGTAGGTCACGGTCACTTCGCTGCCGAAGCCGACCGGCACGGTGACCGGGTTGACCGAGAACGTGCCGCCGGCGCCGCCGTCGCTCAGCGTGACGGGGAACGCGGTCGCGGTGTAGCCCGAGGCCCGGATCTTGAGGGTGGCCGCGGCGCCGGCATCCGCACCGTGAGGCGCGCGCAGAGTGAGCGTGCGGAGCGGAACGCCGGTGAATTCGCGGATCACCTCCCACTGAGGCCGCTCGACGCCGTTGTAGGAGAACAGGTTGGACTCGATGGGGCCGGACTGCTCGCCGATGTTCCAGATATAACCCGAGTGACCGTGATCGATGAGATACTTGAGCGCCCTGTAAAACGCTTCCAGACCATCCGAATAGATGGTGGTCTCGCCCATGTTGAGCTGTAGGCCAGCCGGGGCGTTATCGACGAAGCTCTTGATGCGGTTGAGCGGGGTGTCATCCGTGCTGCCGCCGGCCTTGCACGACGCCCAGGTGGGGTGCGAGGTGACGTTGCCGTCGCTGTCGGGATCCATATAGATATGGCCCGAAGGACGCGCCTTGTTCTTCAGATCGACCATGGGGAAGCCCACGGAATTGATCGTCCAGAAGTGCTCGCCGTTGCTGTACTGATCACCTTCGTAAATGATCGGGATTTCGCTGCCGTCCGCGCGAAGCTGATCGATGATGTACTGCTGAATGACGGGCAGATCCGCCGGGTTGGCGAGCGCCTGCCACTCGTTATTGAGGTCGATCGCCTCCGTCGCCGGATGCGTGCCGAGCGGGCCTTGAAGGAACATGCGCCAGAGCGCGAGCAGATGCGTCTTGTTGTAGGCCCCCGTCGAGGAGATGTTGTATTTGACGCCGTTGAACCAGCCCTCGCCGTAAGCGTGGCAGTCCCACGAGATTTTCCCGCCCACCGAGTGGATGCGGTCGGCCGTGGTGACGAGGTTGGCGTAGTAACCCGCGTCGAGGCTGGTGGCCCCGAGCGAGCGATAGAGCCGCTCGAGCAGGAACGGCACCCGGTAATGCTTCACGCCAGCGTTGTTGCACTGATTGATGGCATTCATCGTGGGGACGAAGAAATGCGTACCCTCGACATTGTTAAGGCCCAGGCTGGCCTCGTATCGGTTGCCGTTCTCCAAGCCCGACGCGTTGACGCCGATCCACGGGCCGAAGCTGAAAGGCGCCGGCGCCGACACGCCGCCGGCCACGCCGGCCGGGATCCGCTGCACCCCGTCCACCACGTAGGTGTGGCCGCTGGTGGGGGAGGTGGTGAAGGTCGCAACGCCGCCGCCGCTCACCGTGACGGTCTCGACGGCCGCGCCGCCAGCCGTGATGTCGAACAGGGCGGCCGCGGATCCGGCCTTGAGCCCGGTCGCGCTGTACTGGCCCGAGGTCGCATCGCGCGTGACCGTGAAGCCGCCGCCGCCGCTCGCGCGGCCGATCCGGATCGTCATGGGATTACCTCGACACGCGCACGTCAGGGACGAGGTTCGCCGGCAGCGAGAGCGAGCGCAGGTAGAGGCGCTGACCGGCAAGCCCGATGTCGGCCGAGGTCTCGCCGGTCACGCCGAGCTGATGCCCGGCAGTGGCCGGCACCGAGCTCGCGGGCGCGCTCGTGTCGATCACGAACGCCACGCACGCGGTGTTGAGCACCTGGACGTAGCACGGGGTGGTCCCGGCATCCGTCCAGTCGTCGGCGGTCGGGGCGTAAGAGGCGGTGGCCATGAGGGGAGAGCTCCGGGCACAAAAAAGCCGCCCGGGAGGGGCGGCGCGGGACGGGCGGGAGGGAGCGCGTCAGGGCCGCGGCAGCGGGGCGCCGCGGTCGTGATCGTTCCTGCGATGAGAGGAGGGCGCGTCAGGCCGGCCAGGAGACCGCGGCGATGCCCGCACTGGTCTTGATTGCGCCAGCCTCGATCCCGTCCACGGCGGCCTTGTAGGCGTCGGCGCAGGCGCGCAGATGGGCGTTGATGGCGTCCGTAACGGCCATCACGTCGCGGGCTGAGAGCGCACGCGATGCGCCGTCCGCGTCGTGCCAGAGCGCCGTCCTGGTGGCGTCCGTCAGCGCCGAGATCCGATCCGCCATCATGCGGGCGACGCTCGCGCGATCGGAGTGCCAGCGCGATCCGCCCGCAGCGGCGAACGCCACGCCGGCATTCTCGGCCCGCTGCCGCCGGGCGCCTGCCCGCGCAACCAAGTCGGCCGCGGGCAGCTCCGGAGCGACCCACGCCCCATCCTGCCGAGACCACCCGATTTCGATCCCCAGCACGCCGGAGACGTCCTGCACTTCGATGCTGCGCGGGAGGTCCGGCTCCGTCGGAGCCAGCCCCACGACGCGGTCCTGGCTGATGATGGCGTAAGTCATGGTTGGCCTCAGACTTCCATGTCGACGGTTACAGTGCCGGTTCCGTGAGCGACAATGCCGTTTATCTGAGCATTCAGAACGACATTGTTGAGATCCTTTGTCGCCATCTGTATTCCGGGCGGCTGCATTGTCGCCGTCCCGACGTCGAACCCGACCGTCAAAGTCGCAGGCGGGGCGACCAGGCCGTGATCGCCTCCGACATAGCCGCTGAAACCGCTCGTCGGGATCGAGAACGTCTTGCGCGACTTCTTAAGCCCGCCCCTGCCCGTGGCTTTGTTGCGGATCAATTGGGCCCCAGCCGGCACCTTGATCCGACTTCCGACGGTCAGTTGCGTCTTGATCCAGTTGAGGTCTGGCGCATCGATGCAGATGCCCGAGGCAAGGTCGGAGAACTGCACGCTATCGTCGACGGTGAGGTCTTGCGTCTGGCCGATGACATCGATGCCGGTTTTCAGGTAGCGCAGGCCCGTGCCGCCGGTGACGACGACGCCGCCGACGTTGGCGCTGGCGATCGGAGAGCCGTTGTCGATCCCGATGCCGACCGCGTTCGGGTCCGTCACCGACGAGGAGCCGATCCATCCGCCGATGACCTGCACGCATGACACGCCGTAGGGCGCTTCGGTCTTGATCAGGATGCCGTAGCCCTTCACCTGGTCGAGCATCGGCGCGACGATGACCAGTTGCAGGATTGCCCCGACCGTAAATGCCGGGCCGCCGACGATCACTGATTGAGGCGCGATGAAGTGCAGGCCCTCCGGGCGGCGACTGCCGTCGGACGACCCGACATGCACACCGCTGCTCGTCCCGCCCATGTAGAGGCCGGAAATCACATTGTTGATGTTGATATTACCCGACGTTTCACTGCTCAGGCACTCGAGACAATAAGACGAAGCCGCCCGAAGGCTGGAAATGGAAAGATTGTCGAACCGACAATTGGACCCAAAGAACGTCATGAGACTGTCGGTCGCCGCCGGGTGCAACCCGTCAATGCCGACGTCGTCGATCCGATGCGCGTCGCCATTCCGGAGGGCCAGAGCCTTGCCCGACACGCCCTCGTGACGAAGGCGAAGCCGGCGCAGGCGGGCGACGTGTCCGAGAGAGACGAACATATCTCCGGCGTTCTGCCGATGAACGGTCGTCGTGTCGTAAATGCCCGACCCCGCACCGACGACCTCGGTAAATTGGAGGTCGACCTCGCCATTACAGAGGAACTTGCCGGCCGGGAGCTCAAAGCTGGTGTTGCGCTCGCGCGCCCGGTTCGCGAGCTCATTGATTGACGACCAGAGATTGTCGCTTTCGCCGTAGGTCCCGGGCTTGATCACGTCGTTGAGATGCAGCGGACGGTTGCTGTTCCAATCCGAGAGCACCTGCGCCCGGGCAACCGTGCCGGTGCTGATCCGCTTTGCGAGCGTCACGCCGGAGTCGAGCGCCGTGCTCGCCGCCGCGGCGATGTCGGTCGCGAGGCCGTCGGGCGACGCGTAGGCCGCGAGGAAGCTGTTGACCTTGGCGAACGCGGTGCGCAGGTCGTCGCCGGTGCCGTCGTTGGCGGCCGACCCGATGTTGATGAGCGGGAATGCCATGCTGGGTCTCGGGCGCGCGAGGGGAGGCAGGGCGCTCGAGGGCGCCCTGGGATTGTGCGGCGATCAGGGAAGACGAGGCGCGGCGGCTTGGCGCCCTACCAGGAGCTCAGGGCAGCGCGTTTCCAGGTATTCGTGGCGACGCAGACGTAGGCGAAACTTGCGTCGTAGCTGATCTGGCCTTTCGCGCAGCCCGTCGACGCCGTCGCCGGCACGATCGGCGCCGGCACGTAGAGGTTGCCGGAGACCGTGACGCTCTGGGCGGCGACGTTGCCGCTCGGGCTGACCGACCAGCCCGTGCCCACGATCTGCGCGCCGCTGTAGACGCCGTTGAGCGCGATGCCGTTCGCGGAGGTCGAGGCGTCCAGGATGCCGGCGATCGTCTTGGTGCCGCCGATGCCGATGCCGGCCTGCGCCTGGCCCTGGATCTCGATCGCCGCGCCCGAGTAGACGCCGGGCGAGAAAGTGCCGATGCCGATCGCGCGCACGCCGCTGGTGTCGATCTGCAAGCTCGAGTCCTCGGCGAGCTTGCTCCCGGCGAGACGCAGCCCCCAGACGGCCGCCGCGTTGGTCGTGTTCGAGGACGAGATCAGGGCGCCGGCCGTCGACTTGTTGCTGCCCACCATTTGCAGCCAGAGGCCGAGGCAGTTGGACACGCCGATGGCGCAGTCGGTCCCGCTGTCGTTCGCGAAATCGAGCTCGGTATTGGCCGCGAATGTGGGGATCGCGCCGGGCCGGAGGTGGACGTTGTTCGCCTGACCCCAGGTCGCGCCGCCCCCGGCGACGATCTGCGTCTCGTTATAGATGCCCGCCTTGGCGTTGATCGCGGCATCGTTGATCCAGGCCCAGCGCACCGACCCGTCGACGATCGAGGAGCCCTTGCCGCTCGGGCCCGAGCCGGAGGCGGCCGAGGTGCCGGCCTGCACGACGCGGTAGACGCTGTTGCGGCCGTCCTGCATCGAGACGTTGTCGCCGAGCGCGTAGGCCGTGCTCGTCAGCCAGGGCCGGGCATAGCCGGTCCTGACGGTGGTCAGCACCGCGAGCGTCTGCTCCTCGGAATGCCCGTCATCCTGCGTCTCGGCCGAGATCAGGGCCGTCGCGCGCTGGTGATCGGTCGACGGATTGTCGACGCAGGACAGGGTCGGGCAGAACGAGATCCGGTTGCCCCCGCCGAGCATGACGGCGTTGGGCGGGTTGTGCCTGCCGGTCAGGCGGCTCGCGCTCGAGGTGTCGAGCGGCGGCAGGGCGCTCATCGCCAGGCCGCTCGGGGTCAGCCGGAAGCCCGGGCCGACCACGTCGAGGCAGCCGATCGGCACCATGGCGGTGCTGACGCGATCGCGCACGGCGAGCTGCCGGCAGGCGCCCGAGGCCTGTAGGCCGATCTCGGGCAGTGCGAAGGTCTGCGCCGCCGCCGGAGCGGTGAGGATCGCGAGGGCGAGGAGCACGTGGCGCAGCATGGGGTCAGTCCTGAAGGGTGCGGGCCGCGTCGAGGATCGCCGCGAAGGCCGCGTCGGTGAGCCCGAGCGTCGCGCGGGCGAAGACGGCGAGCCGGCACGAAGCGGTGACGAACAGGGTGTGCTGGTAGGCCCGGTTGACCGGGTCGCCCGGATCGGAGGGCACGGCCGCCGCGAGGGTGGCGACCCGGCCGGCGCCGGAGGCCTCGAGGGCGTCGAGGAACTGCAACCGCCGGGGCGCCATGCTGGCCGGCACGACGCCGCCGTTGAGCACCGCCTGGGCGGCCGCGGCCGCAGCAGTTGCGGCCGCCGCTCCGCCCACCACAGCGCCGGCGGCGTCGAGCGCAGTCTGGGCTGCCGCCTTTAGCTTGGCGTTGTTCCGGTTCTGCTTGCCCCAGGCATCGCGCGGGGTGTCGCCGGTGCCGTCGTTGGCGATCCGGCCGTTGTTGATGGTCTCGAGATCCATGCGGGGCTCCGGACGGCAGAGGGCGCGGCGGCGGGCCCCGTCACGCGAGGGCGGCGAAGGCCGTGTCGACCGCCGCGTAGGTCGCGACCGTGGGCGGGCTCGCCTGGATCCCGGCGGCGACCTGCGCGTAGGTCGCGAAGCACGCGCTGACGTGGCCGAGCACCGCGGTCGAGATCGCGACCAGGTCGGCGGCCCCGAGCTCGTGGGTCGTGCCGTCGGCGGCAAACCAGGTCGTCACGAAGGCCGGGTCGGCCTGCGCCGCGGCGCGCGCGCCGAGCAGCATGGTCTTGGCCCGGTCGTCGGTGGCGAAGGGCGTGCCGCCGATGACGAGACCGCCAGTCTCGACCGCGAAGCGCCGCGCCGCGGCGTAGGCGAGGAGCTCGGCCGGCCTCGGCGGGGCGGGCGGCACGAACGCCGCGCCGTCCCAGCGCCAGCCGAGGTCGGCCGCGCCGCGGGCGTGGTAGCGCGCCGCGAGCTCCGGGTGGAACAGGTCCTCGGGGGCCTGGCCGGCCTCGAAGGCGGCGCGGGCGACGGCGACGCCGTCGGCGTCGACCAGCAGATATTCGGTCATGAGGGGGGTCACCTGTAGCGGGGTGCGGGAAGGGAGGGCGGCTCAGGCGAACTCGTCGACCAGGACGATGCCGCCTCGGCCGGCGCCGCCCTGGCGGGCCGGGGCGCTGGCCCCGTTGGACGCGCCCGAGCCGCCCGCGCCGTAGGCCTGCGAGGCCTCGCCCGCGCCGCCGCCGGAATAGATCGGGTTGCCGCCGCGGCCGTAGAGGATCGAGATGCCGCCGAAGCCCGACGCCGCGTTGCCGGGGTCGCAGGCGGTGGAGTACATGCCGGGGGCGCCCGGCAGGTTGAGCTCGCTGCCGCCGATCCCGACGCCGCCGCCGCCGCCGGCCTGGACGTTCACGAACGTGCCGGCCGCGCCGCCGCGGGCGCCGCCGCCGCCCGTGGCCGACAGGAAGGCGCCGAAGGACGAGTCGCCGCCGTTGCCGCCGTCGCGGGTGAAAGGCGCGATGCCGATCGGATTGACGCCGCCGGCGCCGGCCGCACCGACCGTGACCAGCGCGCCCGCAAAACCGCTGGTGATCCGGCTGATCGCGATGCCGCCAGCGCCGCCGCCGCCGCCCGCGCTAAACTGCCCGGAGCTCGTCGGGTCGGCGCCGCCGCCGCCCGCGCCGCCGCCGTGCACCGTCACGCGCACCGACTTCGTGCCCGGGGTCGGCGTGTAGGCGACCGTGCCGGGGTTGGCGAAGATCTGGCGCCCGATGTAGGAGCCCCGCGCATAGTTGTTCGTGATCAGGTTGATCACGGCCGCCTGCACGGTCGGGTCGTTGTAGGCGTTCTGGATCAGCCAGCGGATCGCCTTGAGCAGTTGCTGCAAGTCGGCGTTGCTCGGATCCTGGCCCGAGGCGAGGATGACGTTGACGATCTCGCGCTGCGGGAACTCGACGGCGCCGCGCGGCACCTTCGAACCCTGCGTGCCGGCGGTCGTGTTCTTGCCGATGTACGGGGCGTTCGGGTCGATCGAGCCGGACGGGGGATTGTAGAGCATGGCGGATCCCGTGAGGTTCAGGCGCGCGGCCGCGCCCGGCGCGCGGGGGCGGCCGGGGCGGTGGGCGAGGGCGGCGGGTGGCTTACGTTACGGAATAATTAAACAGCAACCGCGTGTGCTGCGGGGCGTAGCGGCCGAGCAGGCACTCGAGGTCCGCGGCGATGTCGAAGCCCTCGAGGGGATCGAGGTCGAGCTCGCCCTCGTCGACCCGGAACCAGGTCTCGCCGGCCGCGCGCACATGCACGATCCAGTATTTCCACTGCATCTCGTCGGAGAGCGGATCGGCGTCCTCGACGTCGGGGTTGAGCAGGAAGCCCTCGAGCGGTGTGTCGTCGATCGCGCCGTCGTCGACGAGAAACCAGGTCTCCGTCAGGCCCTCCTCGACGACCTCGGAGACGTCGCAGAGGAACTGCGTCGGCTCCTCGATCGTGATGTCGTACCCGATCGAGGCGGCCAGACAGACGAAGTAGGCCGGGGAGGCGCCCCCGAGCGCGGCGAAGCGGGCCCGCACCGCCCCGACCCGGGCCGCCGCGCCCGACCCCCCCTGAAAGCACGGGTCGGGCAGGCCGAACTCGGCCTCCCACTCGGGCAGGCTGTAGGTGATGGCCGAGGGCAACGCCTGCGTGGCGAGCGTCCATTCGGTAGCGTTGAGGTCCGCCACCCACGCCGCGAGCGCCGACCAGACCCGGCGCATGACGGGCGAGGCGCCGCGCCCGTCGCCGGCCTCGTCGGCGCCCCAGGCCGGCCCGCGCGGCGTGAGCGCGCCGGCGATCTGCGGCAGGATCTGATCTGCGGTCGGGGCGGCCTGCGCGTCGACGACCGAGGGCGGCGCGTCGGCGAGCCGGGCGCAGGGCCACCCCGGCGGAACGCCCCCGCCGGCGTCGGTGTCGGCCGTCGGCAGCGGCCCGTCGACGGTGGGCAGGACGGCGTCGGCGCGGATGAAGCGGATCGACGGAGCCCCGACCGTGAGCAGCGTCGCATCGGCGGTGAGCGCCGTCGTGTCGCCGGTGTAGCCGCGGCCGTCGGTGCTCAGGCGGATCAGCATTAGCGCCTCACGGGACGTAGGACACGGCCCCGAGGACGGGGTATTGGCCGGCCCCGAAGGTGAGGTCGCCGGACGGGCTGACGAGGCGGTGGCGATCCTCGCCGGTCGCCCGGCTCACCGCTTCGTTGAGCCAGGAGGCCGAGAGGACGAAGGGGCCGAGCGTCGGCCGGCCGGGCTCGGCGCGGTCGACGAAGACGGCCGCGAGCTCGGCCGCGATGGCGGCGCGAATGTCCGGCGTGTCGGGCGTGAGCCCGCCGATCGCGACCGACACCGCGACTGGGGCGGGCGCGGCGACGAAGACCCGGGCGGTGACGGGGCGGCGCACCGGGTCGTCGAGGTAGGCCTGCGCGATCGTGACCTGCCCGGCGCTCGGGATGCCGTCGGGCTGGTCGGCGACCGTGAACACGACCCAGACGCTGCGGGCGTCGTTGGCGTAGGCGTCGACGAAGACGGCCCGCACCACCCCGGGCAGTGCCGCGGCGAGCCAGGCCGCGTAGTCGCGGGCGCTGCCGCCGTGGGGCGGCTCGCGCTTGCGGGCGAGCACCCGGGCGCGCAGGGACTCGAGGTCCTCCGGGTCGACCCCGCCCGAGAGGCCGCCGCCATCCTCGTCGGCGTCGACCGTGCCGCCGGCGCCGAGCCCGTCGGGCGCGGCCGTGTCGGGCGAGAGGGCGAGCACCGTGCCGGCCGGCGCGTTGCCGGCCTCCCCGACCGCGTCCGCCTCGACGTAGAGGGTCACGGTGGGCCCGGCGGCGATCGCGCGCGCGAGGGTCGTGTAGGTCAGGCCGTCGTCGCGCACGAAGGTGAGGCCGGCCGGGATCGCGAGGCCCGGGGTGGCGGCCGCCGTGACGCTGCCGAGCGCCGCGACCCCGGCGCCCTGCGCTAGGCCGAGCTCGAACGCGTGCCGGGCGAGCCAGAGCTCGTCGGCGGTCGAGGCGAAGATCTGGCGAGACAGCCAGCGCCGGCGCAGCTCGTGCTCATAGGTCAGGAGCCCGAGCACCTTGGCAAACACCGTGAAGGTGTTGGCCCAGACGCTCGCGACGGCCCCGCCGGCCGCTCCCGTGAAGTAGGAGCGGGCGGCGCGGGACAGGTCGGCAAGTGCGCGGATGCTATAACCGGCCATCGGCTCGCTTCCATAAGAGGTCGAACTGGTCGGCGTAGACGCTGCGGCCGTCGCGGCCGTAGACCCCGACGCTGAGATTGATGCGGCCCGCGACCTTGTCGGCGGTGGCGGCGACGGTGACGCGCGCGGCGGCCCCCTGCTTGACCAGGGGTTGCAGCGCGCGCTCGGCCTCGGCCGCGACCTCGCGGGCGGTCAGGTCGGTGAGCTCGTGGCGGCGAAACAGCCAGAGTTTCGACCCGAGCGGGGCCTCGCCGGCGGCCGTGTCGACGTCGAAGCCGTCGCCCGGCCAGCCGCGGCGGTCGCCCCGGTGCTCGAACCGCAGCTCGGCCGCCTCGACCCGGGCGTCGGTGAACAGGAGGAGGAGGACCGCGGTCCGCAACGGGTTGGCCGCGACGAGGCCGCCGGCGGCGCCGTCCTCGGGCGTGGTCGCCAGGGCGAAGTCGCCGACGACGCCGTTCCAGACGATGTCGGGCGGCAGCACCGTGACGCCCTCGTCGGCGAGCGGCGTGAGCGTGAGCTGCATGGGGTCAGACCTTGGCGAAGACGATCGAGGAGGGGCCGGCCTGCGTCATCACGGCCGAGCCGCCCTCGCCCCCGAGGTCGACGCGGCCCGGGGTGATCGTGACCGTCGTCGAGCCGACCTTGAGCACGAGCCTGTCGGTGCCGGTGAGCGTGATGGTCTTGCCCGTCATCTTCTGAGCGCGGTCGCCGGCGTCGTGCCAGACCCCGTCGTCGCCGAGCATCCGGGTCGCGTTGCCCTTGGCGTCGTAGAGGGTGGTGTTGCCCTCGGCGAGGTTTTTGGGCCGCTTGTCCTGGTGCTCGAGGCCGAGGAAGGCGACGAGGCCGCGCTCGCCGGCGCCCGCGATCCCGACCCCGTGCGAGCCCTTCGGGGCGTGCGAGGCGAGGCCGTGCTGGCGCACGACGTGCACCCGATCGAACTCCTCGCCGGCGTAGCCGAGCCCGCGGGCGAGCTGCAATTCGCCGTCGTCGTAGGTCTGCGAGAGCTCGGTGCGGAAAAGCTGCGTGCGGCCCATGCATCACTCCTCGTCGACGCCCGAGCCGGCGTCGAAGGCGCTGTCGGAGGTGCCCGACCCTTTCTTGCCGCCCTGGGCCTTGGGGTCGACGAAGGTCAGGTAGGCGAGCGTGCCGCCCTCGCGGTCCTGGCGGAAATTGACGGTCGAGAGCGCGAAGTCGCTGTCGACGTCCTCGGGGTCGACCTGGATCGCCATAAGGTGCCCGGGGGTCCAGAGCTGGCCGGCCTCGTCGCGCCAGGTCGAGACCTTGACGGTGATCGTCGTGCCGTAGGCCGCCCGCCGCAGGCGCTCCCAGCGCAGGCGCTTCTTCAGCTCTTTCTTGGTCCAGTCGCCCTCGGGAATGATGAGCAGCGGCCGGTTGCGCCCGACGCTCGGGTCGGTCTCCTGCTCCTCGAGCCGCAAGGACTCCTTGCCGGTGCCCTTGGCGCGCTGCCCGCGCCCGACGATCGGCGAGTGCTTGGCGTCGCACTTGATCCGGACGTCGAGATCCTCGATCGGCGATTGGCCGAGCACCAGGGCGCCGGCGTGGCGCTTGGTGCCGGCGCGGGTGATCTTGACCGAGCCGTCGGGCTGGCCCGAGAGCATCAGCCCGAGCCGGCGCGCCTCGCGCTCGATCGTCTGGTGGATCGTGTCGGTCGGGCGCCGCTGCACCTTCGGGATCGGCTCGAGCTTCTGATCGGTCGAGTAGCCGCACCGGACCTCGTCGAGCTCGTTGGCGATCTCGAGCAGGGTCTTGTTTTCAAAGCGCCCGGTTTTGTGCTTGACCGGGTGACAGTCGACGGCGTCGGCCGACTTCGACTTGCCCTCGACCGTGACGGCTTTCGAGCTCTTGCCGTACTTCGCGCCGTAGGCCGTGACGTGGCCCTTGACCAGGAGCTCGCCGCCGCCGCGCCCGGCGGGGGCGGTGCGGATCTCGACCTCGCGGCCGTGGCGCAGGGCCTTGGCCTCGGCCGACCAGCTCGGGTTCGTGGCCCCGAGCGTGAACGAGATCTCGGCCGACTCCATGGAGCGATCGACCGACACGTCCTGCCAGCCGATCAGGCCGTGCCCGTCGACGATCAGGGTCACGATCTCCTCGACGAAGGGCACGGGCACTAAGCTCCGGTCAGGGGCGGGTCGTAGGCGCGGTCGAAGTCGCCGCAGCGGTTGACGGCGTAGACCAGGGGCCAGCCGCGCAGGTCGCCGGCGCCGCGGGCGGCCACGACGGGCGCGTGGCGGCGGCAGGCGCCCCAGCTCTCGCCCTGGCCGTCGACGGTCTCGAAGTGCCGGCAGCGCGCGCAGGCCTCCGGGCCGGGAACCGGCACATGGACGCGCCGCGCGACCGGCGGAGCCGGCGGGACAGCGAAGGAGACGTTCGGCATTTCAGGTGTCCCGCTCGGGCTTGAGGCGCAGGCACGCCGGCCGGCCGCCGGGCGCGCGCAGAACGACGGGCTCGCGCACGCCGTGGTAGCCGGGCGGCAGGCCCGGATGCGCCAGCACGGCGACCGCGGTGGTCGCGTCGAACGGCATCGCGCGCACCAGGTGCGCCAGGCCAGCGGCGAGGACCTCGGCGAGGAGCGCCGGGGTGATCAGCACGTGGGCCGTCCCGGGCTCGAGGACGGCCGCACGCGGGCAGGCGTCCCGGTGGCAGTGCCCGGGCGCGGTCGCCTGGCACTTGCGGCAGGGCGGGCGAGCCGGGCTCATGCGGCGCCCCCGGGCGAGACCGCCTCGATCGTCGCCGGGCAGAACAGCGGCGTGCCGATGCGGTTGCGGCTGACGAGCTCGTCGGCGCGGCTCGGGTCGCCGTAGAGGCTCCACGCGAGCGCCGTCGACGGGAACGACCGCCCGGTCGCGACCCGCACCACGGGCGCGAGGCTGACCGCCTGCGTCACGAGGTGGGCCGAGGCCTGGCGGGCCGCCGCGCCGAGGATCTCGGCGACCTCCTGGCCGAGGAGGTCGGCGACGGGGTCGAAGATGCCGTCGCAGGCCGTCGTGATCCGGGTCCGCGCCGCCGTGGCCGCGCGCCGGTCGGCGAAGTCCGAGCGGCACTCGGCCAGGAAGGCCTCGCCGAGGCAGGCGACCGCGACCGAGAGCGAGAGCGCCCCGGCGTAGCGGTAGGCGCGGGTGAGCACCGGCGAGGCCGAGACCGGCACGGCGACCCGCGCGCGGGCCGCGGCCGCGTAGAGGCCGGCGCTCGCATCGCTGGGCGCGGCGGCGCGGGCGAGCGCCTGCACGGCCTCGACGAGGGCGGCGGCGATCGCCGCGACGTCGGCCCGGCTGGTGACCCGCGGGGCGTCGACCTTGAGGACCCGCCGGCAGGCCCGGGTCACGTCGACCGCGATCGCGGGCGCCACGGTCAGGCCGGCGGCGAGGTCGAGCACGATCTGCGCCAGCGCGCCGGCCGAGACCGCCGCGCCCGCGAGCGCGCCCGAGGGGGCGATGGGCATGGGGAGGACTCCGTCAGAACGGGAAGACGCCGAGCACGCTCGAGACGACCTGGCTGAGCCCGTCGAGGGCCCCTTGCGCCAGGCGGTCGCCGAGCGGGATGGCCGGGAAGCCGCCCCCGTCCTGGCCCGCCTCGACGAATTCGAGATCGACCGCGATGTAACCGAGCTTGTCCTTTTGCGTGGCGAGCTCGCAGCCCTCGCAGCGGACCTGGTCGGCGCCCAGCAGCGGCAGCACGAGCGTTCCGACCCCGGCCCGGCCGCAGGCCGCGATCAGGGCCGCCATCTCGGCGTCGGCGGCATCCGAGGCGAGATAGGCCGTGATCCGGTACTCCCGGACGAGCCGCCCCATGTCCTCGGTGCCGTGCTCCTCGGCCTTGACGTACTCGTGCCGCACGACCCGCCGGCCGACCTTGCCGGCCTGGTCTTTCTCGACGAGAAAGCGCGCCCCGCGGAAACTCGCGGGGCGCAGGCTCAGGCGCCAATCACGCATGGTCTAAATCCCACCCGGGTTGCCTGCCGCCTGCGGCATGGACATCGCGCCGGACCGGAAGCCGGCATTGGCGCGGATGTTGCCCGACGAGGTCGCCGAGAGGCCCGAGACGGCGCCGGGCCCGTCGATCTTGACGGTCACGTTGACCTGGGCTTGGCCCTCGATCTTCGCCGTGACCTGGTCGGGCTTGACGTTGGCCTGGATCTGATCGGGCTTGACGTTCGCCTCGAGCGGCTTGCCCATCTTGGCCTCGAATGACCCGAGCGCCTTTTCGAGCGTGTTGCCGAGGATCGTCGACTGGCCCGAGAGATCCGCGCCCGCGCCGGACGCCGCGCCGAGCGCACCGCGCTCGCCGAGGTTGCCCTTGGCGTCGCCCCAGGATTTCACCTCGACCGGGAGGGTCTGGCCGCCTCCGAACAGGGAGCGCCAGGTTTCCTTGATCCAGGGGCCGAGGTCGGCCATGGGGTTTTCGTCGAGCGCGCCACCTGTCGCCGGGTCGACGCGGCGCTCGGCGACCGCCTTGGGCAGTTGCTCGGCCGTGCTGTAGGCCGCGACGCCGGCGCCGATCGCGACGCCGGCGCCCGCGGTGCTCAGGCCCGCCGCGGCGGCCGCCGCCGGGCCGCCGAAGCCGAGCGCCGAGGCCGTGAGGCCCGCGCTCTTGATCCCGAGGAACACCGACGCCGCGCCGAGCACGCCCGAGGTGAGCTGAGCCGCCCCGTTGCTGAGCTCGGCGAAGCTCTGCACCAGGTGGCCGGCCTTGTCGGTGAGGCTCGTCAGGATCCCGCCCTTGCCGTCGTCATCCCACGCCCGACCGAGCTTGGTCTCGGCGTTGGTGGTCGCGCCCTGCAAGCGCTTCACCGCGCCGTCGAAGCCGGCCATGCGGGCGTCAGCGACGGTCTTCGCGTAGCCCTGCGAGTGGCTGAGGAGCTCCTCGATCAGGTGCTTGAACGTCTCGGGATCGCCGAGCGCGTTGGCGATGCGGGCGCCCTGCTTCGACCCGAAAATCGCGTTGGCGAGCGCCGGGTTGCCCGGGATCGCCTTCATCAGGTCTTGCACCAGGCGATCGGTGTCGACGCCCCACATGGACGCGTCACGGAAGCGGTTGGCGAGGCCGGCGATCGACTTTTTCGACTTGGCGTCATCCCCGCCGAGGTTATCGGAGAGGAGTTTCATCACGGCCGGCGTGAACTTCGACGGGTCGCCGATCATCCCCTTGTCGGAAAAGATCTTGCCGAGACCGCCGCGCGTGTCCTTGTCGAGCTTGACCCCGTACTGCGCCGCGACAGTCTTGACGAAGGCGTCGAGGTCGATCTTGTCCGGGTTTTTCTGGTAATTCTTGTAATCGAGCCCGTTCGCCAGCATCGCCTCTTTGGCGCCGCGGGTCGGCTTGAGCGCGTTGGCGACGAGTGCCCGGAAGGCGGTGCCGGACTCCTGGCCGCCCATGTTCGCCTTTTTCGAGATGCCGGCAAAGCCGAGCAAGGTCTGCTCGGACAGCCCCGCCATCCGGGCCGGGGTCGCGCCGTACTTATAGGCCTGGCTGATGTCATCGGGCGTCATGCCCGAGATCTTGGCGGCCTTGACCTGGGCGTCGGCGGTCTGGCGAGCCGACTCCATCGCCTCCTGAAGCGTCGCCATCGGCTTCTTGAAGCCGAACAGCGCGCCCTCCATTTGCTTAACGGCGTCGGGCAGGCGCAGATCGGTCGCCATGCCGAGGTCGGCGGCCGGGCTCATCAGGCCCATGACTTGGTCGCGCTTCAAGCCGCGGGCGGCGAGCTCGCGCTGCGCCTCGAGCACCTGCACGTCGTTGTAGCGCGTGCTCCCGCCCATGTGGATCGCCTGGTCGACGAGCGGCTTCTGCTCGGCGTCCGACAGGCCCATCACGATCTGGCCGAAGCGGCGCTCGCTGTCGAACTCCTGGTAGGTGTGCAGCGCGTGGGCGCCGAAGTGCTCGGCCTTGTGCACGGCGGCGAGGCCCGCCATGCCGGCCGCGCCCTTGATCGCGTCGCGCCGGCCCTGGCGGCGCTCGAGGATCTCGGCCCGGCGGGCGACCTCCTCGTCGCGCCGCGCGAGGCGCGTACGCTTGGCGTCGGCCGCGCCGCGGGTGGCGAGGCGATCCATGCGCATCTGCTTGTCGAGGGCGGCCGAGGTCGACTCGATCGCCGAGCGCAAGGCCTTCTGATGCCCGACCGCCGAGGTCACGGGCACGCCGAAGGAATTCATCTCCTGGCGCGCCGACTTGAAGCTCGCTGCCTGGCGCGCGAACGCGGCCTCGGTCGCGCGGGCGGCGGTCTCGGCGCCGCGCAGTTGGCGCTCGAGCTGCTTGACCGAGGCGGTCGCCTCCGGGGTCTTGAGGGTCTTGGCCGAGGCCCGGGCGCTGTCGAGGGCACTCGCGAGGCGCTTCGCCTCCCCTTGAGCCTGGCGCATCGCCATGCGGGAGCTCGCGAGCGAGCTCTCGACGCCGCGAACCTTGTCGAAGGCCTGCATCTGGCGCTGCAAGCCGCCGAGGCGGCCCGAGAGGCGCTCGATCTCGGCCGAAGCCTTCGCGCCCTTGCCGAGGCCCTGAAGCTTCTTCCCGATCTTGTCGAAGACGGCGCCGGTGCGGTCCTCGGCCGAGATGACGGCCTTGGCTTCGATGATCCGGCCCATCAGCGTTGCCCCCGCGTCTCCCGCTCACGGCGGCGTTTCTCGGCCCGGGCGAGCGCCCGGCCGTACCAGTAGATCACCTGCGGCAGGCTCATCCGCCCGATCGCGGCGACGTCCTGGCTCAGCTCGAAGGCGAGGTCGTCGGCGAGGTCGGCGACGGTTCGGTCACCTCGCCGTCGGGCTGGAAAAAACCCAGGATTACCTTTCGCACCTCCCGGCCGGTGCGGGCGTCGCACTGCGAGAGCAGGTTGACGTCGGCCGGAGAGACCAGGCAGTCGGCCACGTAGGCCCGAATGACCTCCATGCTCTCGACCGCGTAGCGCGCGCCGTCGGGGGTCTCGGCCACCGTGTAGGGCTCGCCGTGCTCCATGTAGGCGTCGAAGCTCGGCGCCTTGAGCACGATCTCGCGCACCTCGCCGCCGTGGGTGATAATCGGCGTCTTGAGCGGGATCTTGACTTCGTGGGCCACGGGTCGGGTTCTCCTGGCGGCGCGCCGGGGACGGGCCCGCGCGGGGCCCGTCGCGGCGTCAGATCTGCTGGTACTTGTCGGTTTCGATCGACAGGCCGGAGACCTCGCCGGTCTCGGTGTCGATCGAGGGCGTGCCCGACCAGGAGGCGGCGGTGTAGAGGTGCGTGACCGGCGTCTTGAGGTCGGTCTCGACGAAGGTCACGTCGACCTCGGCCAGCACCATGGCGTCGTCCCACCGGAGGCCGACGCCGCGGTCGAAGGTGAGGTCGAGCTTGGCGAGCTTCGGCTTGACCGTCGAGTAGCCGGTGCCGTTCTGGTTGACGCCGTTCTCGCGCGAGACCCGGGCGGGCTCGACCGTGGCCTTGCCGCGGCCCGAATAGGTGCGGCCGTTGATGTCGAGCGTAAAGCGCCCGCCCTTGGTATCCATGACGTCGAGCCTCTAAGCGGAAGGGGTGCGGGAAGGGGTGCGGAGGGTGCGAGGGCGGCCGGGCGCGAGGCCCAGCCGCGAGGGCGTCAGAGGAGCGAGCCGTTGCTGGCGGTGAGCTCCTGGTTGACCGTGATGTTCGCGGCGAAGACCGAGAGCTGGTTGGTGACATCGATCGGCAGGTAGGCGTTGAGCCGCTGCGGGTCGCTCGAGCGCTCGACGATCAGGAACTGCGCGAACAGCTCCGGCTTCTCGACGATGCCGCCGATTTCCGAGAGCTCGGTGTAGGCGTGCACCATGGTGGCGCGCGCCTGGGGCGGGGTGACCACGCCCTGCAAGCCGCGCGGGTTGTCGTCGCGCAGCGCGTGGCGCGGGTAGGTGCTCGTGACCTTGAGCTTGATGTAGCGCCCGACGTAGGCCGAGATCGCCATGGTCTCGAGGGTGAGAAACGAGATGTCGGGCTGCCCGTAGGCGTTGGTCTGGTAGGTCGTGAACAGACGACCGATCGCCACCGACCCGTCGTTGTTGATCTCGAGGGCCGAGATCTCGTTGTGATAGAGCGTCTCGTAATCCGCCCCGCCCCAGCGGTCGCCGTGATCCTTCGGCGGGCGCACCCCGGAGAGCACGAGGGTTTGCAGCGGCCGGGCGATCTCGATCGCCTCGGTGAGCGGCCGGCCGAGGTTCTTCGACAGCCCGACGACGCCGGCGATCGCCGCGACGATCGACCAGACCGGGGTCGGATAGTTCAGGACGCCGACGATGGTCGCGTGGCGATCGTTGCGGGCCGCGCCGAGGGTGGTCAGGGTCGAGACGTTGCCGGTCGCGATCGTGATGTGGTGGCCGCCGAGGCCGACCGTCGGCGACCAGCGGCCCGAGCCCGCGTCCGAGAAGAAATCGCGGGAGGCGTTGAGCTGGCCCGTCAGCGCGTATGGCGAGGCGACCCAGTCGAACTGCGCCGAGCCGAGCGCCGCGAGGGCCGCCGCCATGTCGACGTCGCCGGCGCCGCCGGTCATCGCCGTGATCGCGGCGGTGAGGCCCGCCGGGTCGATCTCGTCGCCGTCGAGGCCGGCCTCGATCCGGATGCCGTTGCCCTCGGTGCCGGTGTGCACGGCGGTGAGGTTGACCTTGCTCGTGACCGTGCCGTCGACCGCGGCCGTGACGGGCGCGGACATGCGCCGGTTGAAGACCACGTAGCCCCGGCCCACCGCCGCGACGAGCGCGGCCGCGACGGTCGCGCCGGTGTCGCCGACCGCGACGCCGACGCCGTACCGCTGGCCGCCGATGTAGCGCACGAGGGTGCCGGCCGCCGTGGCGGTGCCGGTGATCGCGATCGCGCCGGCCGCATTCGAGCCGCCCGACGGGTCGCCGACGTCCATCGCCCAGATCTCGCCGAGCGGGTTGTGATACCGCGCGTAGGCGATCATGTCGGCGAGCATGGACCCGCGGCCGCCGAGCGCGTTCGGGTCCGTCGAGCCGACGTTCTGCGCCTTGAGGGCGACGAGGCTGCCGCCGTTCGCGCCGCTCTTGCGCCGGCCGAGCACCAGGGTGCGCGAGAGGCCCGAGTAGGGCGGCACACCCGGGTTGAACTCGGCGTAGAACAGCGGGCGCCGGACGTCGCCGGGCATCTGGTTGAACGATACGGCCACGGGCGATCACTCCGAACGGAAAGCCGGCCGCCGTGCGGGCGGCCGTGGGTGGCGGGACAGGGGGTGTGTGAAGGGTCAGGCCGCCGGGGCGGCCGCGTCGGGGTCGGCCGCCGAGGCCGCCTCGGGCGCCGGCAGGTCGAGCGGGCGCACGGTGACCTCGCCGCGGCGCGCCATGCCGGCCCAGTAGGCGTTCCAGGCGACCGGCGCGCCCTCGGGCGGGAGCATCCGGCCGCGCGAGGGGTCGGGGATCTGCGCGGTCGGCAGGGCCGGGGTGACGTGAGTGTCCATCGGTGGCCTCGGCTCAGGGGTTGGCGCGCACGCCGAAGGTGATCGCGGCCGCGCGGTCGTCGGCCTCGCTCGGGGCCGCGTCCGGGGCGAGCGCGTGCGGCGCGAAGGTGAGATCGGCGCCCGTGAAGGGCAGCACCGGAGGCGGGGCCGGGGCGGGCAGGATGCCGGCCAGGAGCTGGCAGGTGGCCTGCGCGCTCGATCCCGAGGGGGCCGCCTCGCAGACCGTGCGCAGCGGATCGGGCAGGCTCGCGTAGGGGCCGGTCGGGGGATCGAGCGCGTCCTCGCCGTCGTCGCCCTTGAGCTCGACCGCGAACCGCAGGTAGCGGACCGCGAACTTCTCGCCGGTCTGGTCGGTCCTGAACGGATCGCTCTTGTACTCGGGGACGCGCCGCGTCACCGCGCGCCGCAGGAGCGCGGCCTGGGACGTCTCCCCCTCGCAAAGGGCCACGACGGCGCGCTCGCTCAGGAAGTCGAGGAAGGCGGCCAGGTCGCGGTCGCTGCCGACGCGGTGGAGCATGGGCACGCCCTCGACGTCGGCCACCGCCGTCATCGCGATCTCGAGCACCAGCTCGCAGCGCAGGTCGAAGGGCGAGCCGCCGTTGTTGGCGGAGTAGGCCTTCGCCACGATCGACTCGGTCGTGACCACGATCACCGGCACGGGCTCGCGGTGGTCGAAGTCGGCGATGCGCTCGTCGTAGACCAGGGGGCCGCACAGTTGCGCGATCCCCGGATCGGCGAGCAGCGTCTCCACCGCCTGGAGCCGCAGGGCCGTCAGCGCGAGGCTCATCGGATCTCCGCGAGGTGGATCTGGGCGCGCCCGAGGTCGACCGGCAGGTAGTCGGTGACCTGGTAGCGCTCGCCCGTGTCGGTCCGGATGATCAGGTCGCCCTGGACCGGGCGCTGGGGCAGGCGCGCGACGTCGACGTCGATCCGGGGCTTCTCGCCCGCGATCGCCTTCGTGGTCGCGTCAGACATCGCCCGGCCATGGGCGTTCATCATGGCGCCGGGCGCCACCCAGACGCCCCGGAAGGCGACCGCCAGGCGCGCCGTGTCGACGACCGGCCGAGCGTTGACGTCCCGCACGGCGCCGACGAGCGGCGCCGTGCGGGGCTGGAGCGTGAAGCCCTCGGCGTAGACCGCATCGACCGTGCGGCTGGCGGCGCGGGCGAGTGCGGCGAACGGCGCGGGCATGGGCGCCTCAGAACGACTTGTTGAGCCGCACGCGGCCGACGGCCGAGGGATTGGCGGCCGCCAGCACCGCGACGCCGAGCTTGGTATTGCTCCCCGCCGTCGTGGTGGCGTTCTTGGCGGTGGCGTCCCAGTAGACGGCGGCGCCCTGCGTCCAGGCCTGGGCCGAGACCTTGGGCAGGTCGTAGACGCCGCCGGTCACGACCTCGACGTCGGCGCCCGAGAGCGCGTCGGCGGCTGCGACGCCGAAGATGGCGCCGACGATCACGACGTCGCCGGACAGGAGGTTGGCGGGCGCGGTCAGGGTGACGACCTCGCCTTTCTGCACGAAGTTGCGCATGGGGTGGACTGGCCTCGAGGGATGGGGGTTGCCGGGAGGATCGCGGGCCGCGTCAGGCGGCCCGCGTCACGAGGGCCGGGGCCTGGCCGATCAGGCCGAGCGCCACAGGCCGCGGAAGTCGATCACCTTGGCGGCGACGTCCTGGCGGACCTTCACCTCGACGCCGTCGACGTCGAAGCCCATGCGGGTCTCGGTGTAGAGCCCCTCCTGGCCCTCGAGGTAGGCGAGCTCGATGATGTCGATCTGCTCGGGCGAGCCGGCGAGATACCAGGTCGAGGCCGAGGCGACGTCGAGGCGGGGCTCGGAAACTGCCTGAAGCTTCTTCATCGACGCCGTCACGACGTCCGAAGACTTCGTCGGGTAGATCTGCCCCAGGAACTGCTCGGCGACCGTCTCGAGGGCGGTCGGCACCACGAGGTAGGTCGGGGTGACGTTGAGCAGCGTCTTGCCGTCGAGGCCGGTCTGGACCCGCATCATCTGGCGCGCCGCGCCGACGCCGGCGGCCCCGATGGTGGGCGCGCCGGTGCCGACGTTCTTGTGGTTCGTGCCGTCGAACACGTTGAACCCGTCGGCGAGCGCCGGATTGCCGGTGATCTGGCCCCAGACGAGGTCGCTCTCGAGGTTCGCCGCCGCCACGCCGAACGCGCGCGGGATGCGCGTGAAGGCGTCGAGGTCGTCGTTGATGATGACCTGACGGGTGATCGAGACGATCTTGCCGTAGGTCGCGACGGCGTACTTCTCGCCGGCGTCGCCCATCTTGCCGCGCTTGAACTCGCCGTGCTCGTTGACCTTCTCGAGCTGGGGCGCCTCGCCGAGCTGGACGCGGCTCACCGGCTTGAAGTCCGGCACGGTGACCACGCGCACGAGCGGCCGGAAGGTCTGCGGGGCGGCTTGGTAGCCCATCCGCAGGGTCTTGTTGGCGACATTCGCCAGGATGTTGGGGAAGTCCGAGGTGGAGAGCGAGCCGCCCGAGCGGATCGCGATGTCGGACACGCCTGAGCGCATCTCGAGCATCGCCTGGGCGCGCTCGTGCTTGGACATGCCGCGCGTGCGCACGCCGGCGCCCTCGAGCAGGTCGGAGCCGATCTCGAGCAGCGTCATGCCGCGGAACAGCCGGCCCTGGTCGGAGAGCTGCACGCCCTTCGGGTCGAAGCGGTGCATCAGCGCGTTCTCGATCGCCGCGCCGCGCTGCTCGACCTCGGACGGGCCGGTGACCTGGGCACGGGGCACGCTGCGGGTCATGGAGGCATCCGAGCGGGCGGCCATGAAGTCGAAGGCGCGAATGCGGAAGGCCTCGGCGCCGGTGTCGCCGTCGAGCGCGGCGTCGATGTCGGCCTGCGGCATCCCGGAGCGGCGGCCGATCTCGCGGATCTCGGCAGCGCGGGCGCGCTCGGCGCGCACCTGCGCTTGGCCGTCGACGGCCAGCACGGGGGCGGGTGCCGGAGCCGCGGCCGGGGCGGCGCGGGTCTCGGGGGCCTCGGGAGCGACGGTCTCAACGGGCGCCGGGCCCGCCTGCGGCGAATGACGACGAAGCACGTCGCTCTCCTCGGTTTGGGCCTGCGCCCGGGGGGTGGGGGTGGGTTCGGCGGGCGTGCTGCGCACGGCCGCCCGGGGATCGGCGGGGACGGTCACGAGGGAGACCTCGAGGAGCTCCCACTTGTCCGCCCGCCAGATTTCGGTGTCGTCCTCGACGCTGGTCAGCGTCCACGAGGTGACGCGGTAGCCGACCGAGATCGACGAGAGCTCGCCGCGCGAGACCATGCCTTCGAAGGCGCGGCCGTCCTCGGTGTCGGCGAAGCGCAAGCGCCCCGCGAGGCCGGTCGCGTCGAAGCGGGCCTCCTCGACCACGCCGATCGGCCGGGCCTGGTCGTGGTTGAACAGGAACGCCATGCGGCCGTCGATGGCGCGGCCGAGGTCGACCGCCTCCGGTCCGACCGCGAGCTCCTCGAAGGCGCCCCAGCGCCGGATCCGGGCGCCGCTCGAGAACACCGCCTCGATCGTGCGGGCGGCCGCGTCGTAAGTGCCGGGCACGAAGCTCGCCGCGCGGGTGACGGTCGAGCCAGGCTCGAACCCGTCGGGGCCCATGCGGGGCGTCGTGGCCGCGCGCGTCAGCGCGTTGGAGACGGCGCGCGTCAGCGCCGCACGGATGCCGCTCATCGTCGGATTTTCCTGGGGGGTTGGGGGTCAGTCGGCGCCAGGCTTCGGCGGATCGGTGGCGTAGCCCTCGCCGCCAGGCGACTGCGCGACGCCGAGCTGCGAGGTGCGGCGCGGGTCGATGTCGAGGACGAGGCCGTCCTTGTCGGCGAGCTCGAAGAAGGCCTTGGTGTCGGCGATGACCTTGCGCCAGTCTTCGCCCCATGAACCGATGAAGGTCTGGGGCGTCATCCGGCCGGCGCGCACCGCCAGGATGTCGGCCTCGAGGTCCTTCCTGGGGTCGATCGGCTCGACCGCCGGCATGACGTAGTTCCAGCGATAGCCGTCCTTGCGGGGCTTCAGGGCCCCGGCGGCGATCGCAGTATCGGTCCACCAACCGGTCACGCGCCGCATGAGCTGCGGCACCAGCATCAGGTGCTGCTCCTGCTCGGTCAGGCGCCGGTTCTCGATCTTGCCGGCCCGCAGGCTAGAGTAGTTCGCCTGCCGGAGGTCGCCCGTGAGCTGGTCGTAGGTGATGCCGGTGCCGGCCGCGAGCGCCATCTGGCCGGCGAGCCAGACCGGCTCGAACTGGCCCGACCCGGTAGGCGCGGCAAAGCTCACCTTCTCGCCGGGGTTGAGATAGTTGATCATCCCAGGCGCGAGTTTCTCGATCAGGCGCCGGGCGACTCCGCCCTCCTTGACGACCTGGCCGACGTTGCTCTGCTGCTCGCCGTTCGTCTCGACGAAGGCGGCAAAGCACGCCTCGGTCTTGGCCTTGACCAGAACCGCGTCCATCAGGTCGGCGAGATCGCGCGCCGTCATCAGCACGGGCGCGAACACCGGCACGCCGCGCACCTGGCCCGGCCGCAGGGGCCGGTAGAGGTGGATCACCTCGGAAGCCTCGACGAATTTCGAGACGAAGGGCGAGCCGTAGAAGTTGAAGTCGCCCGGATGCTGTACGTGCAGCCAGTAGCCCGTACGCCGATCGTAGTCGCCGAGACCCACGCCGAGGCGCGAGTTCTGGCCCTCGAACAGGCCGAGATCGCGGGCTGTGTCGATCCAGTCGCCCTCGAGGACGTGGAGCTGCAGCGGAACCCGCATCCCGGAGGAGAGCGGGCGGATGACGCGGCGCACGACCGCCTCGCCGCCCTCGCAGGTCGTGCGGTAGGCCGTGACCTGCTGGCCGGCGAAGTCGAGCACGCCCTCGACGTCGGAGACGGCGCACCAGTCGTCCCATTCCTGCCGGACCTGGTTGTCGATCCGGTCCGATCCGTTGTCGGGTACCGCGAGGATGCCGGTGCCGATCGTGTGCGCGGTCTTGATGTCGAGCACGCGCTGGCCGGCCGCCGTGTTGCGGGCGAAGTCCCGCGAGCGGTTGCGCAGGCGCGCGAGCGCCGTGCCGATCTCGACGTTAGCCGAGGTCGCGCCGCCGGCGAAGGTGTCGGCCCGCCGGCCGACCTTGGCGCCGTCGTAGCCGCGCGTCCCCTCGACGAGGCCGAGGGCGTGGGCGCGCGTCATGGCCGCCCGCGGCGCCACCCAGGCGAGCGCGGTCAGCGCCTTCAGGGCGAGCGACATCGGTCAGTCCCGTCCGAAGCTGGCGTAGGTGGTGCACAGCGGCGCGGGTTTCAGGCCGAGGAAGGCCGCGATCTCGTCGCGCACCGAGCGCATGTCGGCGAGCGAGCGGTAGGTTACCTCGCGGTTGTCGGCAAAGCGCACCTTGGACGCACCCGTGGCGATGGCTTGGTTGATCGCGTCGAGATCGGCGGTCGTCCAGGCCATCGGGGCGCGTCCTCAGAACCAGTCGGTCGGGCGGTCGAACCAGCTCGGTGCCGGGGGCGGCGCCGGAGGCTCGGGCGGGGGCGGCGCCGGCACGGGCGCCAGGGGTGCGCCGGACGAGCCCTCGGGCGACGTCGCTAACCTCCGCGCAGGCGTGAAGAGGTCGACGTGCGAGAGCTCGTCCGGCAGTCCGCGGGCCCGCGCGAGCGCGGCCCATTCGTCCGGGCTCATCGAGGAGAGCCCAAGGTATTCGGCGAGCGCCAGGTTGTAGACCCGGCAGTCGAGCAGGTGGTTGTCGGTGGTCTTCGCCCACTTTCGGGTGGTCACCTGCCCCTTGACGATCACGTCTTCGAGCCGCTCACCCGTGAGCTGCTTGAAGTACGTCTCGTCGAGCCACATGCCGAAGTGGCAGTAGCCGGGCGGATCGACCCGCTCGCCCGAGCGGACGCCGGCCTTGTGCAGCGCGTTGTAGAGCCAGGACTTGAGGCCCCAGGTCCCCACCGGATAGATGTGGACGCCGCCCTTGATCTTGCGTCCGTCGAGGTCGACCTCGACCTCGCGCCGCTGCCCGATCGGCGGCTTCTGCCAGCCCGGCACGCCGTCGAGCGCCAGGATCGTGTCGTGCCCGGTGTTGAGGTTGATCGATTGGTTCAGCCGCACGAAGCCGTAGACGGCGTTCGAGAGGTAGCCCGTGTCGATCCCGAGCACGTCGACCCGCCGCGTGCGCCCGAACGCGTCGGGGAACTCGCGCCGGAGCGTCCGGTCGAGGAGGAGGCCGTAGACCTCGCTCCGCGAGTCGGCGGGGTCGCCCGGGATGTAATCCGCGTCGACCGTCCAGCTCTGACCGTCGGGTGCGAAGGCCACGACCTCGTACCAGATGCCGCGCATCTGCACGTCGGCGCTCGCCACGAGGAGCAGGCCCTGCGCCGGCACGTGGAAGCGCGTGAGCCCGTCCTCGCGCCGCTCCATCAGGCGGGTGTGGTCGGGGGCGTCGCCGCGCTGGCGGTAGGGCAGCCCGAGGGTCAGGTTCGAGAAGTCCTTGGCGCCCTTGTCGCCCTTCTTCGCGTTCTTGAGCCAGTCCTCGGCGATCGCCTCGTAGCTCATCATGAGCGAGATGAACGCGTCGATGTGAAAGCCCGGATGGCGCCCCTCGCCCTCGACGGAGGGGATCCAGCGCCCGTCCCGCAACGCCTCGACCCGCTCGGCCTCGGTGACGTGGTGCCCGCACCGGCATTCGTAGCGGGTGCGGTGGGGATGCGCGGCGTCGATCCGCAGCCGCTCGAAGTCATGGACGAAGAGGTTGCCGCAGCCCGGGCAGGTCAGGTTCCAGAACCGCTGATCGGAGCGCCGGAACGACCGGTCGATCCGGCAGTGGCCGGGCTTCTCGCCCGTCTCGTCGCCGGTGTCGATCTCGGGCGTCGAGATCTCCAGGATCTTGTAGTCTTTCGTGCGCCGGAACGCCGTGAACCGGCCGAAGAACAGGGTCTCGGGGTCACCGAAGCCCGGAATGTCGGCCCACTTCGACAATTCGTCCTTGACGCCCTTCTTCGTGGTCTTGGACGAGAGGTCCATGACCGAGTTGGCGTTGCCGAGCGAGACGTAACCGCCCGGGAATTTCTTCTCGTAGGTGGTCGAGCCGGCGCCCGAGCGGCTGGTCTGCGGCTCGATCACGACCCGGCCGGCACGCTTCTGCCACGCGTCGATCAGGGGCTGGAGCTTCTGCCCGTTGATGTCGCGCAAAAAGTCGATGCCGGGCACGCCGTAGAGCGTGTTCGCCGGCTCCTGGTCGGCGATGTAGAGCATCCAGCCGAGCGCCAGGATCGAGGCGCCGGTCTGCTGGCTCTTGCGCACCGTGACGAGGTTGCAGGGATGATCGTCGCCGAGGCAGTCGGCGATCTCAGTGAGGTAGGGCGCCCCAGCCGGGTTCCAGCGCTGCCCGGCAAGCGGGCCGTCGATGAGGACGAGGTTGTCGGCGAGCCACTGCGAGACGGCCACCGGGGGGCGCGGCTCGAGGACCTGGCCGATCCGGCCGGTCACCAGTCTGGCCGCGCCGGAAAAGCCGCTCATTCCCGCTACTCCGCCGGCACCTCCTCGTCCGTCGCCGGCGCCTCCGCGGCCATGGCCTGGAACGCGCCCGCGATCTTCGCGCGCATCCGGGCCGCCGCATTCTTGAGTTCGAGCCGCAGGGTGTGGACGTTCTCCAGGCCGAGCGCCCGGCCGATCGCGTCCGCCTCCTGGGGCAGTTGATCGATGTACCGCGCCATCTCGGCGGCGGCCTGCGCGACGGCCGCCTCGTAGCGGTCGCGCCGCAGGAGCTGCTTGCGCAGGTCGCCGACCTCGAGCCGCCGCTTCTCGACGTCGTGCCAGGCGCGCTGGCGCAGGGCCTCGTCGTAGCTGTCGGCCGGGGCCGGCGCGGGCGGCGCGGCGGCCTTCGAGGCCTGCGCCTTCGAGGGGTCGGCGTAGCGGCCCCGCAGGTGGTCGTACTGGACGACGTTGATCAGCGCGATGCGGCCGCGCCCGTCGCGCTCGACCGCGAGCCCGTGCTGGGCGGCGTGGTCGCGCACGAGCTTGAGCACCGCCTCGCGGGTGACGCCGTCGCGCTCGGCAATCCGGGCGGCCGGCCACATCACCTCAGGTGTGGCAACGTCGGTTGGCACGTCTCACAACCCTGGCAACCGTGCTTTCGGGGCAGCCTCACTGGCAAGAACCCGGGGTCTCTCGCCCGTGGGGGGCGATCGCCCGGGGAGGGACCCGCGGGCCGGCCGGGGCCGGCGGGGTCAGGCGCCGAGCACCCGGCCGAGCTCGTGCGCCAGCCGGTCGGGCAGGTCGCGGGCGACCGCCGCCTCGAAGGCCGCGCGGCTCGCACCCGTCACGAGCTCGTCGGGGAGATACAGGCCGGAGCGCACGACGGTGAAGCGGTCCATGCCGCTGTTCGTCTTCGACAGCGCCCGCTCGAAGACCTGGCCGTTCCAGTTGGGCTTGACCACCCGGGACGGCCACCAGCCGGCCTTCATGAAGGTGTGCGGCCAGATCGAGCGCTTGTTCCAGGGCGCGGCCGAGACGCCCTGCGCGGTCTCGCGGGCCTTGAAGTACTTGAGGCGGATGTCCCCGCCCTTGACGGTGACCGTGTAGGTCAGCGACCCCGCGCCCGCCTTGTGGACGCGCAGGGCCTTGACGATCACCCGGCGCGTCAGCCCCGTTTGGGGGACGAGCGCCCGGGTCATCTGCGTCTTGGCCTTGTCGCCCGTGTGGTTGATCGCCCGGGCGAGCGCGAGCGGCGCCTTGGCGCCGGTCGCCGCGATCTGGTTGCCGAGCCGGGCGATGGCCGCGGCGTCGAGCGTGACGGTCAGGGCGCCGGTCATCGGGCCCGCCGCCGCGCCTGTTCGATCTGGCGAGCGAGCGCCGCGGCGTCCTGCGCCAGGCTCTGCCCGATCCGCCGCGCGCCCTGCGCTGCACTCCGCGCGTCGCCGCGCAGGAGCGCCCGGGCGCCCTCGACGAGGGCGGTGCGGCGCTCGGCGCAGGCGCAGCCCATGGTCGCCTCCGGGGTGTGAGTGCCGCGGCGCTGCCCGCGGCGAGCGGGTTCGGACAAGCCCTGCGGCCCAAAGAAAAACCCCGGCGGGGTGCGCCGGGGTTTTTCTGACCTTCTGAGGGTGACCGGACTGTCACCAAATTCCAGGCGCGCCGTCAAGCTGCCCCTTGCAGCACGTGGCGCACAGGGGACGCGGGCCGGCGCGCCCGTCCCAGAGGGCGCGAGGGCCCCTTCTGAGGGGGAGCAGCGACGCGCAGAAGGCTGTGGATAACGCGACGCTTCGGGAGATCCCCCGTCTCCCAGGGACGCATCGGCCGGGCGCACCCCTCGAGCGTGAAGGCGGTGAGCTGCGGCGCCAAGTCGGCGTGCAGGAGATCGAGGACCGAGCGCCAGATCTCGTACTCGCCCCGGCCCATGATCGTCTCAACGGGGTCGGGGGAGAGGGAGGGCTTCTGGTACGCGTCGGGGTGCGGGAGGCGGCGCTTGCGGTCCATCCCGTCGACCTCGATCTCGTAGGCACCACCCTCCCCCATCACGGTCTCGCGCCGGAACCAGGCCGGCTTGCCGTTGCCGCCGGTCACGAGGGCAATGACGGGCGCCTCCCCTTCCCAGTCCGGCGTTCCGCCCAGGAGGGCGTGTCGGAACACGAGCCGGCGCGGCGTGGCGTGGGGGCGCAACGTGCGCCGGCCAGACGCGTGGGTGAAGCAGAGGCCGTGGAGCGCCCGCTGGACCGCGGCAGGGCCGAGCGTGCCGAGTTCCCCCATGTCGGCGATCGGGTTCCAACCGTCCGGCAGCTCGAGCTCGAGTGCGTGGAGGGCCTCGACCGCATGCGCGGCCCGAACCGCGTCCGGGTGCGGGTCGTCGCCGCCCCAGGCGTTCGGCACGACCCCGTAGCGGTTGTCGGGAACATCGATCCGCACGCCGAGCTCCGCCATGCGTTCCAGGCCGCCCATGCCGCCCCGGTAGCCCGCAGGGCCGAGCAGGCCCGGATCGGGCTGCGCCTTCGGCAGCTCGTCGCGGTAGGCCCAGCGCAGGAAGTCCTCGATCCCGATCCGCTTGCGCATGACACCCGCCTCGTACGCGACTGGAGAAGCGTTTATGATGCAGGATCAATGGTTTAAGCCGGGTTGCGATCGCCGATTTAGCGCGGCAACACCGCCCTTCGACGGCCTTTGTCCCAACTGTCCCAACTCTAGAAGATCAAAGAATCAAGTTGGGACAAGCTAAGTATCTGATTTCAAAGGGGTTATCCCATCTGTCCCAAGTGTCCCATGTTTCAGCCTCACGTGAGTCATTCACGGCTCCGATTGGCGTTCCGCGAGAGACCGGGAAGGAAGGGATAAACGCGCTTTTACGCGCGCGGGCGCGAAAAAAGTTGGGACACTTGGGACAGATGGGAAAACCCCTTTAAAATCAATGAGTTGCGCTGTCCCATGTTCGTCGTCTGTCCCAACTCGACTTGGGACAGACGGGCGATTCACCCCTTCCTTCCCGGTCTCTCGCGACATCCGATCCCGGGTTGGCACGGCGCGGCCGCGCGCGACAGGAGCGATTCACCCCTTCCTTGCCGGTCTCTCGGGCGCAGCCAACCCGGGGCGTGCGATGGTGCGCGCCGCCGCAGCGTGATTCACCCCTTCCTGCCCGGTCTCTCACGGCTCCCCCTCCCCGTCCCAGGTCACGGCCTGGTTGACCTCGGCCTCGAACATCTCGCGGCAGGCGGCGAGCGGCGGCAGCACGTAGCACCACATCCGATCCGTCGAGCCGTCGAAGTGGCACCGCTTGCGGGCGAGGCCGGGGATCAGCTTGCGCATCTTGATCCCGAAGGCAATCAGCTCGGATTTGCGCCGGACGCCAATCTTGTCGGCGGTGACAATGTAGTCGTCGAACAGCGCCTCACCCGGGATGTGCGGGTGCCAGCGCGCTTCTTTCGACAGGCACGAGCCCGCGGCGAGCCGCTCGAACCACCACGATTCGACCGTGTCGAGCGAGCGCAGCTTCTGCTCGAGGAGCGCTTCGGTGCGCGGGATCTGGCGCAGGTTGACCTTGGTGAGATCGAAGCTGAGCAGGTCGTGCAGCAGCGCCTCACGGCCGCCGTCGCCCATCTCACGGTACAGCTCGGCGAAGTACTCCTTGTTCTGCGCGCAGCCCGATCCGACATCGATCACGCAGAAGCGCCGCTCATCCTTGCCGGCCGGGATCACCCAATCCTCGTTCGAGGTGATGAGCAGGCGCACGAAGTTCTTGAGCCGGATCGGGTCGACCCCCTTCGACTCGATCATCTGCGTCTCGGCCGTAACGAGACCCTTGAGGCGGCCCTCGGCGGCCTTATCGCCGGCCCAGAAGCCTTCATCCGCCTGCAGCAGAAGGCAGCTCGCCATGTGGGCGTTGAACTGACCCACGAGGTAGCGGGGATCGTCGACCAGGAAGAAGTGGCTGGCGATGAGCGAGCCGAAGACGTCGCCGACGACGGACTTGCCCGAGCCCATCTTGCCGCGCATCACCACGGCCGTGCCGATGCGTTCGCGCGGGCGCTGCACGATGTGGGCGAACCAGCCGAAGACCCAGTCGAACAGGGTCTTCGACCCGCCGCAGACGTTGGTCAGGAGGTGATCGCGGAAGACGCCGTAGCCGTTCGCCTTCGCCCGCGGCGTGACAGCGAAGCCCTGCCAGAGGTTGAAGTAGCCGGGCGTGTTCGGCTCGTTGTCGGGATCGGGGAAGAACTCGATCCCGCGGTACTGCCGACGCTCGCGGCTCACCAGCCAGCGCGCGGCCCAGGTGACGCGCTTGATCTTGCCGTCCTTGTCGAGGATCTCGGTCGGCCGGTTCATGAACCAGGCGCGGAAGGCGTCGAGGGTAAGCAGCTTGACCCGGTCCTCGATCGGGCCCCCCTCCTGCTGCTGCATGATCACGGCCTTCGAGCCCATCAGCACCAGGGCGTACTCCCGGTTCATGGCGCCAAGGTCGAAGCCCATGGGGCGCGGGTCGGCCGGGCCGTCGCCGTCCTCGGACACCGGGGCGTCGCTGTCGCCGTCGTCGCCTTCGTCGAGGGGCTCCTGCAAGCCGGGCACGGCCTCGTGCTCGCTGAGGACGGAGGCCGAGGCGAAGGCGCCCGCGATGCGGTCTTTGGGGTCGTCGGACACGGGCGGGCTCACACGAGGCTCTGAGATGGTGAAAGTGAGAGGGGGTTCAGGCCCCCTCCCCCGCGAGCGCCTGGGCGACCAGTGGCTCCCGCCCGGCGCACAGGGCGAGGACCGCGCACAGCGCCTCGGCCTCGGCAGCCTTGACGCGGGCGGTGGCGACGAACTCGGCGACGCAGCCGGGAGTGGGCGCGAACGCGGTTGGGTCGCGGCGTAGTTCGCGGGGCTCGTGCCGACCCGAGGCCAGATCCTCGGCGTGTTCGAGGTTGATCCTGGCCCGGCGCAGGCCGTCGAGGGCATGGGTGTAGAGCTGTGCGAACGTGTAGCCGGCGAGCGCGTCAGCGAGGTCGCGGGGCGGCGCGAGGCTGATCGAGATGGGAGCGGGCTCGGGGGCGAGCGGCAGCACGGCCTCGGTCCCGGCGCGCTTGGCCCGCGCTTCGGCAATGGCTTGGCGCGCCACCGCCCCGATGCTGACGGTCAGGCCTGCGAAGCTCCGAGCCGGGCCCGCGGCACGGACGCCCTCGGGCTCGCGCGCCGAGCGCCGGGGTGGCGGCGGCGCGAGCCGAGCCGCCGTGGCTCGGTCGAGAGCGATCGATACCTCGCAGACGGGGGGCATGGCGGGCATCACGCGGCGGCACTCCGAAGCACGTCGTTGAAATCCTGGCCCTCGGGCGCCCAGGCGATCTCGACCGAGAGGCCGGGTCGGGCGTAGCGGCGGCGGGCGCGCTCGAGGGCGAGGGTGGTGGCGAACCGGTCCGAATCGCCGTCGCCGCAGAGCCAGAGCTCGCGGACGGAGGGCGGGATCGGAATGCCGGGGCCGGCGTCATCGGCCGGGGTCCCGCTCGGCACGAAGAGGCGGCGCAGGCGCCCGGCCCGGTCGAGCCGCCGCTCGGATGGGTGGGGTACGGTGTCGGCCGCCTTCCCGGCGATGTTGCCGAGCGCGACGCCGGACCAGAAGGCGCACCCCTCGACGAAGACGGGGCGGCAGGCGCGCAAGGCCTCCCAGGCCGAGAGCACCGTCTCGATCCCCTCTCCCAGCACCAGGCGGACGGGGTCGACGACGCGCACGAGCTCGATCCGGCCGTCGGTGACCGAGCCCCGGGCCTTGCGGGCCGGCAGGCACTCGCCGGTGGCGGGGTCGGCGAGCCGGAGCTTGCCGTCCGGGGCGTCGAGGTCGATCCAGGTCGCGTGCAGGCCTGCGAAGCGACCTTCCGGACCGGTACCCGGGCCGCGGATCGCGGCCAGAAGCGCTGGACCGCGGTGCAGCACCGCTGCACCGTGCGCCCCCGACGCGAAGAAGGGATGGGCAAGCGCGCACCGCAGATCAGCACCATGCGGGGGCGCAAGTCCGCGTCGCGCCAGGTAGGCCTCCGCCGGCGAATCGGCGACGGGCCCGGCGGCGCGCCAGAGATCCCGAAGCCGCTCCCGCTCAGCCTCGCGGAAACGCGCACTCTCCCGCTCGGCCGCCGCAGCCTTCGCACGGGACGCCACCTCGCGCGCCGCCCGAACGGCGCGCCGCTCGGCGCGCTCGGCCTCCGTCTCGGGTTCGACCCCTGGAGGGCGGCGTCCAGTCAGGATCGTGCAGGCGGTGCGGAAGTCGCAGCCCTCGACGTGCTGCACCAGGGCGATGACGTCGCCGCCGATCGGCGTGCCCCCGCCCTGCCGGCACGACCAGATGCTCTTGCGCAGCGAGATGCCGAAGCGGTCGGTGCCGCCGCAGCCGGGGCACGGGCCGATCCACTCGGTGGTGGTGCGCAGGATCTTGGGCGAGCGGGCGCGCGCGTAGGCGACGAGGTCCGCGGCGCGGGCCTCCTCAACCCAGGCGTCGTGCGCGGCCGAGCCCACGGTCTCAGCCCTCAACGCAGGCGAGGGCGGGCGAGGAGCCGCCGCCCAAGCGCTGGACGGCGGCGCGTAGGGCGTCACCGTTGATCGCGAGGCCGTCGCTCTCGCGGATCGTCACGACGGGGTAGAGGGTCGGGCAGTGCTCGTAGAGGTCGGCGAGGGCGCGGAGATCCTCACGGGCGACGTCGCGGCGCCAAGCCCTCGCCTCAGGCTCGCCGGCGAAGATGTCGGCGTGCACCGCGGCGGCCCGGCGGCGCAGGAGCTCGGCGAAGATGCGGGACGGCATGCCGCCCGGCGTCGGCGCCAGGATGAAGGCGTCGGCGTTCGGGAAGTCACTGGCCACGCGGCCCCGATGCGTGGCCGCCTGGATCGTCACGACCGGGCGAGCGGGTGCAACCGGGGCCGGGCGCGCGCCGGTGGTGAGGGCCTGCGCCTCGATGCGCGCGACGGCCTGGGCGCCCTTGGTCGGGGCGCTGGCGCTTGGGCGACGTTGGGCGGTCGGTTTGGCCACGGCGCGAGCGCGGCGCGGGCTGTCGACCGGATCAGTAACGGTCGCGGGCGCGACAGGAGGGACAGGCGCCGGGGCCGTAGGAGGTGCGAGCCGGGCCATCCGATCCGCCTCGACCTGGGCGTAGAGACCCTCGAGGTCGAGCGGGGCCGCGCTGTGCGGGCAGGCGGGTGTGCAGGGTTCCGGGATCGGCGCGGAGGCCGGGGGGAGCATCGGAGCCGGCTTCGGGACCGCGCGGCGGATGTCCTTCGGGGACCAGACGGGGCAGGCGCGCGTGGCCATGCTCACCCCCGCACCTGGAGATCGGTCGGGGCGCCCTCCCTGGGGCGCACCAGGAGGTGGCCGGGCAGCGGGGCCGGCGCGTGGCAGGGCGCTCGGGCGGTGCGTGGGTCATCCCGATACGGGGTGGCGCTGTGCAGGTAGAGGTCGGCAAGGGTTAGGAGATCCTGTGCGGTACCGGCGAGGCGCGCGGCCTCGTCCGCCTCCTCGTCGCTGAGGCCGCGGCGTTCGACGCCGTAGCGGCGGAGCAAGTACGCGGCCTCGTCGCGCAGGAGGTCGACGTAGGCCAGCACGCCGTCCGAGCCGGGATGCGGGGCGCACAGAAGGAGCGACGCGGCAACCGCCACGCGCGGACGCACACTCGGTTGTACCATGATCGAGGCCCCTGAAATGCGCGCCACGGACGGGTGGGCGCGGTGGCCGGGCGGCCGGTGATCCGGCTCTGGCGGCCTATGGGTTAGATGACGACGATGGGTCCTCCGCCGGGATGATGGGGGCCGGAGGACCGGTGCTGAGGCGGCGACGGGTCATCGCTCAGGCCTCCGCCCGCGCGTCAGCCAGACGCCCCAGCGCGTTCGCCGATCGCCGCGCCGCACGAGCCGCACACCGAAGCTGATCAACAGCGAGCCGAGCCTCGCCCGCATCGCAGAGGGCAACCAGGTGCTCCAGGCGGTCAGCCACCTCAGCCACCGCGCAGCCCTGGTCCGCGAGCGCGCGCTGGCGCTGGGCGTGAGCGGCGCGGAGCGCGTCCATCTCCTCGGCGGAGATGCGCCGGGCTTCCCGCCGCCAGATGTCCTCGGCCCGACCATAACGCATGGGCTCCTGGAGAAAGGCGGAGACCCGCCGGGCCGCGCGGTCGATGGCGGCCTTGACGGAATCCCCGGCCGGCCGCGGCTCGGCGACGTCCTTGATGAGAAAAGCGGCCTCTTCCAGCGTCGTCATCCGGCGTGTCTCGGGAGGGTGTTCCGAGCGCTCGGAAGGTTTTTCCGAGATCTCGGAGAAGAATTCCGACATCTCGGAAACCTCCTGTGGTGTGTTGTTAACACCACGGTAGGGCGGCCCATGGCGGGCGGCGCCAGAGAGGAGGCGGCGTGATGTGTGGTTGAGCGCGACCGGCTTTGGTGGGCATGGGTCGCGCACGAGGAACGGAAATCCCAAAAGGGCCGGAGCCGCGAGGGCTCCGGCCAGTCACCTTGGGAGGAAACGCCCGTGAGGGCCACGCCCCTACCGGTCCCAGAACCGGCGCCGGCAGGAACTTCGGGACGGCCGCGGGAGGAGACCGTGATCGGGAAGACGGCAGGCCGGTCCATCAGGGCCGGCTTTCCGCCGTGAGCGCGCCGCGCAGCGCGACGGACGCCGGCGGAGCGAGGCACGGGCCGGCGGCGATGAGCACCAAGCCCGCGAGGATCATCAGGGCCGCGACGCCCTCGGGGGCGTAGCGGGACCAGGGTTTGCCGGCCGGTCGCGTCGCGCACCCGGCCGGCGTATCGACTGCCGCCGTAGCTAGGGGCGTCTGGGCGGCGGCGGTCGAAGAGATCGCCTCGGGGGCCAAGCGGATGAGGATCCAGCGGGCGCGCATCAGGCAGCCCCCGCTTCGGCTGTGACGGCGTCGCGCAGCGGGCGCGGAATATCGTTGGGCCAAGATACGGCATCAGGCCAATGGTCGGCGAACCACTGACACGCACGGTCGTAGGTGCGAATCCGAAATGACGCTGCGGGCGCGTCGCCGACTTTGTCGAAGAATCGCCAATCCCCGCACGCGGCCTGAGCAACCGTCGTCGAGGATGCGCCTGTGTGGGCGCAGTACACGTCGCGGAGGGCGAACAGGTGATCACGGAGGGTCTGTTCCATACCGTCAGCAAACATCAGATTTTGCTGACGGTCAATCAGAAACTTCTGGCTAGGCGGAACCGTGACGCTATCGGATAATTCCGATATGAACACGCTTCAGGAACGGGTGAGCTATCTCTTAGATCTGCGAGACATCTCGCAGGCCGAGGCTGCCCGGCGCGGTGGGTTCAAAAACACTGCGTTCATCAACGACTTAGTGCGTGGGCACAAGATCAGCGTACGCGGCGAGAGCATCACGAATTTGGCCCGCGCCCTCGCTACAAGCGAGGATTTCCTGCTCGGGAAGATATCAGATCCTGACAAGGGTGTAGTCGCCGGCGATTTCGCGGGTTCCGAGGGGACGCGCACCGCGCCGACCCACGTGAAGTCACGACGCACTTCCCAGACGATTGCTGGGGATATGTCGAAGGCGGCGCATGAGTCGCCGGGGGCGACTGGGACCGAGCATCCGATTCTCATACGGTTGCAGCAACGCATTGCTCACGTCGGACTCTCGGAAGCAGGTCTCGCCGAACAAGCGAAGCAGCCAGATGCCGTCAGTCGGCTACGCCGATCACTGGTGACGGATGGCGATCGGCCACACCTTGACATCGCGCTTCTCAATGCCCTCGCGAAACCGCTTGCAACCACGGCGACGTGGCTCATCACGGGCATCGGCGCCAACCGGCCCGGAATAGCTGCCGCAGTTCTTCCCACCGCACCGGCTGAGGCGCCCGAGGATGAGGTAGTCTTGTCCGCCAGCCGTGTCGTCGAAGCTATGTATGGAGGTGTCGTGGAGGCGGGCACATTCCGAGAGGTAGACGAATTCTCTGATGTAGCGCCGCCGCGCGTCTCCGCCCTGGCCGACGAAGAGTATCCGTACGCTCGCATGCTGGTCTTTGATGTGCGTGGCGATTCTATGGATGCGTTAAAGCCGCAGCCAATCATCGGCGGGAGTCGTTTGTCTGGCCTTGATTTCGAGAGCCTTCGCGGACGGGCGGCGCTCTACACTGGCATGGTAGTAGTGATCGAGCGTATGCGCGATGGCGGGCACCTGCGCGAGCTGTCGGTGAAGCAGCTCGAGCTCTACCAAGATCGCTACGAGTTCCATCCGCGCTCATCTAACACCAAGCACAAGCCCATCATTGTTCCGCACGACCGGGATCCGGACGATGGCCAGGAGGTTCGCCTTCTTGCGTGGGTGCGCGAGATACGACACCGGATCTGAATTGTGGCGTGCGGCATTACCGCGAAGCTTCCTCAAAATGTCCGAGCACACGGCCCTTCTCAGAGTTACACGCCGCACAGTAAAATGAGATGCTCGAGATCATTTTGCGAACCATTGAATCAATTCCTTTCGGGTCTAGTCGGCGCATTCCCAATGTTATGCGCGGGTAGGTCTCAGAACCACAGCCGAGACATCGAACCCGGAGCGTTCTTTTATGCTCAACGAGGCCGCCAACATTTCCCACTCCCGCGACCATACCGAGAACCTATGCACGCATTTGTTCTATTTTCGTTCTCATTTTGCGCCCATGTCAAGGCATGCCGGGCAGCCATCAACGCATCGCGCCGGGGCCGCACCCTCATCACGAGATTTCAATCAACTGAGGAGATTAGGCGCGCTATGATTAAGGCAATGTTTCTCAGCGCGTCTTGCTTTGCTGCCAATGTCCCGGCAGTTCGTGCAGCCGAGCTCAGTATTGCTTTCGCCGACGCTGGACCTGCTATCACCGCCGCTTCGAAGCGTCTTGGAGATCATCTCGACTGGGGCGCTGCCGTTTGCGGAGAACCCAAGTACCTCAAGACCGTGTGCGTCTGGGAACTCGGATCGAAATTCAGCCTCACCGCGAACACACTGGGCGAGTCGACTCGCGCGTCGATGCTGATCACGCGCTGGCGAAAACCTGACCAAAGCGACGCGTCTGAGATCAAGGCATTTCGCCTCGCGTGCAATGCACTTGTGGCAGCGCTCCAGCCAAACTGGTCGCCGCAACGGGTCAATCAGTTCGCTAACCGCCTCCGCGGCAAGATGCACACCGACCATGAGATACGAGACAGTGGGGTTCGCTTCGCCTTCTACACGTGGCCGGAAATGCTCACGTGCGAGGCTCAGCCGGACGGGTGACTTCTGATACACAGCACGCTGGACCATCAGCTCGCCATCAGATTTTTCTGCTTTGCGATTGACTATCAGAAAAAGCTGACGCAGCATCTGCCCCATCGCCCGCCAGCGATGGAGCCTGCTCGTGCCCCGCCCCACTCCGCCGACCCTCGGCGACCTCATCCGTGCCTTCCTGGCCGACTGCTTGGAGCCGGCTGCCCCGACCGCACGCGTCCCGGCCCGAGAGCTTTGCGCGACCTACGCGCGCTGGAGTCGCTGGCAGAGCTGCGCGGCGCTCACGGACGCCAACCTTCTACACGTCGTCGGCGCCATCACGGGTCAGATCGGCCACGCCGGACCGATCGAGGAGCTCGCCGGTCACGCATTCAAGGATGATCCGCTCCTCGAGTTCCTGATGCAGGAGACCCGGCTGAGGGCCAGCGCGTCGGTGTCGGTCGGTACGCTGCATCACGCCTACGTGCGCTGGCTCGACGCCGCGCCCCGCCGCAAGCGGCCCGGGTCGTTCCACGGCCGGGTCTCCGCGCTGATCGGCCGCGAGAGCGCGCGCTCGCCCGGCCCGGCCGGTGCAATCTTCGCCTGGCGGGGCCTCGCCCTCGACAACGGCCTGCCCGAGGCGGCGGTCGCTCCCTTTGATCCGACCGACGCGGCCAGCCTACGCGCCCTGCCCCTCGACGCCCGCGAGGTGGCGTGATGACGAAGCCGCGCTCGGCCCTTGTCTGGGGCGATCCCTCACGCGCGGCCGGCGCCCACGATGGCCACGGCGCGATCGACGCTCAGGACAGCCTCACGCAGTTTCAGCACCAGCCCCCGAAAGGCTCGCTCTGCCTCGTCGTCACAGGGCAGATCCTCCCGAAGCTTGGTGAGTTCGGCCACGAGGTTGGTGGCCACCGCGTGCGTGACGTTCTTGAAGCCGCCCGGCTTCACGGCGTCGTACGCCAGCGCGACGTCATAGTAGGCCAGCGTCAGGAGCCGGAAGGCCGAGTCCGGAGTGACTGCCCGCGGCGCCTCCGCATCCACGCATCGGCCTGCAGGGTGGGAGTCGGCGACCCCGTCCGTGTGCAACACCATCGACTCCCTCATCACATGAGAGCAGGACGAGCCGGCGGCGCGGGGCGTGCCCAGCTATCCGCGGGTCGCTCTCGCGGCCTCCTCTGCTGCCAGCATTGCGCCTCTCAGTTTCGCCACAAGCGCACCAAACGCAGTATCCACCTCGACACTGTCGGCCAACTCCAGGCGAAGTTCCATCATCGTCCGGATCGCTCGCCGAGACAAACCTTCATTGACGCGCACGAAATCCCCGGGATGCGCCTGCTCGTAGGTCAGGGCCAGCTCCCGGTACACACAGGACAGCAGCACGAAGGCCGCTTCGCCCAGAGCCAACTCGGGTCCCGGATCAAGAGTGCGCTCGACTGCGCGCGTCGCTCGGCTAGTCATGACAGGAAGCTTAGCCGTAAAGGTAGCCGAGGTCGACTACTCCTTTTGTGCCACGTGGGAGGCCTGTGATGCGCACCACCCCGCGCTCGCCCCTCAGGCCCTCGCAGAAGCTCGCGCTCCTGGAAGCTCAGAATCACGTCTGCCCACTCTGCACGCGCGAGATCCGGCCCGGCGACCGTCCCCGCGACGAGCACCTGCGGGCGCTGGGTCTCGGCGGCACGAACGCCTTGGCCAACCGTGCCATGGTGCACGGCCGCTGCGCCGATGCGAAGACCCGCGGTCCTGCGGGGGATCTCGCGAAGATCGCTGACGCCAAGCGTCAGAAGCGCAAGGCCTTCGGCTTCGAGACCTCGCACCGCCCGATGCCCGGCAGCCGCTCCGACCGCCTCAAGCGCACGCTCACCGGCGGCATGGTCCTGCGCGCCACGGGCGAGCCGGCCGGCCGCTCTGAACGTCCCTGAACCCCCCTTCCCGTCCCGCCCTCTCTCCGTTCCTCCTGGAGCCCGCCCTCCGATGCTCGCCCCGACCTTCCTCGCTGCCGACGCAGCCGAGCGTGCCGCCCTCTTCGCGCGCCTCGATCAGCACCTCGCCGGCTTCCGCATCCCCGGGGGCGACGTCAGGGTCTGGCTCCGGGAGGTGGTCACCTGGTCGATCCGGGGCTGCCTGATGCCCGAGCCCTGCGACACGGCTCGCCTCCTGATGGAGGTCGTCGGCCGGCTCAACCGTGCCCACGAGCGAGACCGCCTCGTCGACCCGGAGGCGGCCGACTTGGTGAATCTGATCGACACGCCCCTCGCCCGGGCCGCCGTGAAGGGCTGGGCACGCACGCTCCTGAAGCTCGAGGGCGAGGTGGTCGCGTGACCGCTCAGCCCTGGCTCCCCGCCGCCTCAGGCCTGCCGGTCGACCTCGTGACGCCCACGCGCGACCAGGTCGACTTCCAGGACTTGGCGCACGCCCTCGCTCACCTCAACCGCTACGCCGGGCACGCGCGCACGCCGGTCTCGGTTGGCCTCCACCTCCTCGTCGGCCTCGACCTCTGTCCCTCGGCCCTGCGGCCGTGGTGGCTGCTCCACGACGCGCACGAGACCCGCACCGGCGAGCTGCCCTCGCCCACCAAGGCCGCCCTCAGCCAAATCGCGGCCGCGATGTTCGGCGATGTGCTCGCCGAGCAGATGATGGAGGTGTGCCTCGTCTTCGAGGCCCGGCACGATGCGGCGATCCACTCGGCAGCCGGGTTGCCGCTCCCAACGCCCGAGCAGTGCGAGGCCCTGATGCAGGTCGACCTGCGGGCGCTCGCCACCGAGCGGCGCGACTTCCTCGCCGCCATGCCCAAGGCTTACCGCCGGCCCTGGTTCATCGACACGCTCGGGGTCCTGCCTGGCCCGAAGGTCTGGCGGCCGATGGCCCCGGCCGACGTGGCGATCAAGCTCTACGCGCTCTTCACCACCCACCTGCCGGCGCTGCAGGCCGGGCGCGCCGCCTGAGCCTAGAGGTCCTGCCATGCTCCGCTGCCCCCACGAGGAAGCCGAGGTCCTCGACGCCCTCGCCGACTGGCTCGCCGCCAAGCCCGAGGCCGGCTTCATCGTCGGCTACGTCGAGATCGGCCAAGTGCCGGGTGAGATCCGCTGCCGGATCGGCGACGTCGCCTGCGGCCCAGCCGGGCTCGTGGTGCTCGCCGCCGAGCTGCTCCGCGTCGCCTCGGAGGAGGCCAGTGCGCTTCCGGCCTGCGAAGCGCGGCGCGACCTCATGGTCATGATCAAGACCGCCCGCGCTACCCTGCAGTTCCGCAACCTGGAGCTGGCCTCGTGAGCGTGGCCGACGAACTCCCGCCCGCTGTGCCCTTCGGACTGGACGACCCCTGGATCACTCTCGGTGAGGCGCTGACCCGAGCAGCAGACGCAGGCTTCCCGGCCGATCGCCGCAGCCCCGATGCCACAGCTGCCGATCGGGCAGCATACCCCGGAGATCGAAACCCAATGAGTGGGTCCCTCAACCAGGTCCAGCTAATCGGCCATCTCGGGCAAGACCCCGAGACCCGGCGCACGCAAGGCGGTGATCCCGTCGTCAGCTTTCGCATCGCGACGTCTGAATCATGGAAGGATAAGGCGACCGGCGACCGCAAGGAGCAGACCGAGTGGCACTCGGTCGTGATCTTCAACGAGGCCCTGTGCCGGGTGGCCGAGCAGTACCTGAAGAAGGGCTCCAAGGTCTTCGTCCAGGGCAAGCTGCAGACCCGCAAGTGGCAGAACCAAGCCGGGGTCGACCGCTACTCGACCGAAGTCGTGCTCGCCCGCTTCGGCGGCGACCTGAAACTCCTCGACAAGGCCGAACGCGCCGCGCCCGATCCGGACAACTACGGACAAACCCGCATACGCGAGCCGTCGTACGCCGACGCACGCAGTGGCGCAGCGCGCCCGGCGCCGGCCGCCCGTCCCGACCTCGACGACGACATCCCGTTCTAGCCCGGAGCCCGCACGCACCCATGGCCGCCCCGTCCAAAGTGCTCGCCGCCAAGACCGCCCCCGACCGTCAGGACCGCATCACCCGCATGGCCGCGGTGATGCAGCACCACCAGAGCGGCGACGGCGCCTGCACCTTCGCCCACCTCGCCGCGGCCGGCTTCTCCGAGGCCGAGATCGAGGCTTACCGCGACGCCGCCCGCGAGCAGCTCTCGGGCCGCCCGATCGCGATCACGCTGCCGGCCGGCCGTGTCGAAGGCCTCGCCCTGGTGCGACACGCCCGCGCCGTGCGCGCCCGCCGGAATGCGGCCCATCCGGCCTGACCCCTTCACCCCCAGCCCAGAAGGAAGCTGCCATGTCCCAGACCGATTCCCTTCCCGTCCCTGTCCTGCGCGCGGCCGAGATCGTCACGGCCTACGTCAGCCACAATGCCCTGCCGATCACGGGCCTGCCCGACCTCATCGCCGGCGTGCACGCGGCGATCACCCGCCTCGCCGAGCCAGCCAGCCCCGCCGAGCCCGCGCACCCGGTCCCGCCCGTCCCGATCCGCAAGACGGTGACAGACGACCACATCATCAGCCTCGAGGATGGCAAGCCCTACAAGTCGCTCAAGCGGCACCTCGGGCGTCTCGGGCTCACCCCGGAGACCTACCGGGCCAAGTGGGGCCTCCCGCCCGACTACCCGATGACCGCGCCGAGCTACTCGGCGGCCCGGTCGGCGATCGCGAGGCAAACCGGCCTCGGCCTGACGCGGAAAGCCGCCTGACCATGCCCGGCCCCGTCAGCGACAGCTATTCCGGCCCGGGCGACGGCACTCCCTACGTGCCGTCCTGGTGCTACCCGAAAGGTCCGAGGCTGTGCCCTTGCGGCCATCACGAGGGGTTCCATGCCGATGACGGGGCCTGCCTGCACGCCAAGACCTGCGGCTGCTCCGGTCTTCCCCCCGACTGCCTCACGCCGGACGAGGAGCTGTAGGTCGTGGCTGACGCCCTCGCCGCCCACCAGATCCGCCTCCCCCTCGCCTTGAACGATTCCCACAACGAGATCGGCGTCGTGCGCGACGCCGATGGGATGGAGGTCTTCACCGTCAACACTGAGGGCACGTGGCCCGACCACCAGGTGCTCGCAGTCGCAGCCCTTCTGATCGCCCGACTCAACGCGCAGGCGCCGCGCTCCGCCGTCGCCGCGACCGAGAGCGCCCTCACCGCCCTCGACGCGATCAGCACCATCCTCGCGCCGATCGCCGAGTCCTCCGCGGAGACCATGACTGTGTTCCAGATCGCAGAGGACGCGCGGGCCGAGCTGCACGAAGCAGCGAAAGGGCAGGTCTGAGCCGTGCCGCGCCGCCCTACCACCGTGACACAGGCCGACATCGCCCGAGCGATACGCGCGGTGCGTAACGCCGGCCTGCCCGTGGTCCGTGTGATCGTTCGATCTGACGGGGTAGCGGTCGAGACCGTGGGCGGTCCGGACATCGCCGCCCACGCCGAGGGCATCACAGCCCCGCCCGATGACGCGCCCCGCAGGATCGTCCTATGATCGACGCCATGCCTCGCGCGAAGCCTCCGCACCTCGTCCGCGAGCGCACACGGCACGGCCAGCTGGTCTGGTACGTGCGCGTGGGCCAGGGCAAGCGCATCCGGATGCGCGAGACTTACGGCAGCGAGGCGTTCTGGCGAGACTACCGCTTGGCGGTTGAAGGATCGCCGGTAGCACGGGCCGCAGGCCCCTCCCCCGGCTCGCTGTCCTGGCTGATCGCCCGCTACATCGAGAGCGCGGAGTGGTCGGACCTGAGCCCGGCGACGCGCAAGCAGCGCCACACGGTCTACCGGGCGGTGGAGGAAACCGCAGGAGCGGAGCCCGTGAAGCTCATCGACCGGCGCACGATCCTGGCCGGCCGCGACCGGCGGCGCGACCGGCCGCACGCCGCGAACAACTTCCTGAAGGCGATGCGCGGCCTGTTCGGGTGGGCCGTCGACCGGGAGTACGTCGCGAGCAACCCGACGACGGGCGTGAAATTGCTCTCCGGTGAGAACGACGACGCCGGGTTTCACGCCTGGACGGAGGAGGAGCTCGCCGCCTTCGAGGCGCGCTGGCCAGTCGGCACGCGCCAGCGCCTCGCCTTCGATCTCCTACTTTACACCGGCCTGCGCCGGGGCGACGCGGTGCGGCTCGGCCGCCAGCATGTGCGCGGTGGCGAGCTCACGCTCAGGACTGAGAAGACCGGCGCGGTAGTGACGCGGCCGATCCTGGCGCCGCTCGCGGCCTCGATTGCTGCGACGAAGACTGGCGATCTTGCCTTCATCGCGACAGAGCGCGGCACGCCGTTCACGAAGGAGAGCTTCGGCACCTGGTTCAAGAAGGTCTGTCGCGAAGCTGGCGTGCCGGGTGCGGCGCATGGCTTGCGCAAGGCCGGCGCGCGACGCGCGGCTGAGGCCGGCGCGACTGAGGCGCAGCTGAACGCCTTATTTGGATGGGCGGCGGGGAGTCGGGAAAGCGCGACTTACACTCGAACGGCCGACAATGCCCGATTGGCTCGCAATGCACCAGTTCTACCCACGCCGAGCAAAAATACTGAAGGCAGCTCGCCTTGATAAGCCGGAAGGGTCACCCGTGCTCTAGGCTGCATTTAAGTTAAGGCGGGACCAGCGATAGCGTTCTTCCTGGCAATCTGATGCAGGGGGGATTGAACGACCGGCGTTGGCCGAAAACAGTCTGGCAGCGTCCGCCCTCAAAACAGTGAGAACGGACATTCAGCTAGACGGGCGTAAGGCCTTGCCGAGGCGACTCTGACGGCCTACATCGTCGCGCTCACCACCCGGTACAGCCGATCCCGCTATCGACAGATCACCGCCATGCTTCCCCGCGCACGCGCCCGCTGAGCCTGAGCGTTGCGCCCGAATAGACTATCGTGACATCGCGGCGTGCTCAGCATTGCCTACCAGCCGCCCGGTTCGCGTGACAATGTGTCTTGATTTGCATTAGTCTATCACTTGGAATGGCATAGTGGATCTCGGAGTAACTACTTGTGCTGATCACACTGTTCGGGCCTCCCGGCGTCGGAAAGACGACCGTTGGGGATTGGCTCGCGTCTGAGTATGGGTTCCGCCATTATGCCCTCGGCCGCCTTCTCAGGGATCCCGTAGCCGCAGCCCGGATTGGGCTCGACCTGGACACAATCGATGCCGCGATCCGCTCTGGCAGGACCATCCGGTCGCCCGCCCTGTGGCGCTGGCTCAACACGGTGCTGCCGTCGAGCAGCGTGCCCGTCGTCGTCGACGGTTATCCGCGAGAGCCCGGCGCCCTCGGCCCCTTCAACGAGCTCGTACGGGCCCTGCCTGCCGGCAATCGTGTCGTGGCCCTTCACCTGACCTGCTCGCCGCAGATCTCGGCGCAACGGATGATAGCCCGTGGCCGGAGCGACGACCGGCCGGCCATGCCGGCACGGCGCCTATCGCAGTACGATTCCGTCCAGTTGCCGCTGCTTTCTCAACTCGGTGAGCGGGTCAAGGTGATCGAGGTGGACGGCGAGGTGGACAGGACGGTGGTCGCCCGCAAGGTCGCGGCACTGCTTGACCTCGCGCCGGCACAGAAGGTCTGATGAGGGGCAGGTTCCAGACGCCGGGCGACCGGCCTGCATCGCCCCGCGGCTTGCGGCCGCGCGGGGCCGCCGATCCGCGCCTCGGGCCCCGCCCGTTCACGGCGAGGATTCCGTGAGGCGGCCATCCGCGATCCAGCGCGGCGGGATCGTGAGCGAGGGCGATGCTATCGTCATCGCCCACCTGCTGCGCAGCCGGGAGTACGGCCAGATCAAGATCGGCCTCCAGAGGGCATGCGAGTTCTATGAGGCCCAGCGCTACTTCCGGGATCCGTCGGTGCTGGTCGTTGCGGGAGGGCAACACTTGTCCAGCCCCGACGTGAAGGTGAGGCGGTGGGCCTATAAGCTCGTCGCGCTCCTGCGCGCCAACACCCTTCTCGAGCCCCTGCGCGAGGCGATCAAGGTCGAAACGGACGCCGAGAATCTCTCCTGGGCCGTGGCGGCATTCTTCCGCCTTGCCCCGCAGAAGGATCGCGAAGCACTTCGGAAGGAAGAGAATACACCATTCTTCAACACGGCGCTCGAGCTCTCAGCCACCCTTTACGAGGAGCGGCCGGATCTGGAACGGCGCACCATGATCGACCTCAAAGCGTTTGAGGCTGATGTCCTGGTGCAAAAATGGATCTGCCTGCTTACCGGCTATGCCGGACTGCCGCAGCATTCCGTCTCCAGGCGCTTCTCGGACCTGGAGTTGGCCCGCAACCTTGTCAGCCACGACGACAAGGAGATCGTCGAATACTCCATCTGGGCGCTGCATCGGAACAGCCAAGGCACGCCCGGCAAGCTGCTCATCCCGCCGGCGGACCTTATCCGCCACCCCGCGAACGTGAGGAGATGGCTCTACCGCCTGATCGCCAAGACAGAGGGTTCGGCCGTGAGGTTCACCGATCTCCTAGAAGAGGGCATGCACGACGTTGAGCCTGCCGCACGCGAGGGCCTTGCCCTGGGGCTCGCCACGCTCAAGGTCCCGAAACTTCGCCTTTCAATCCTCTATTGGTTCGAGCGTGAGCGGGTCGAGGCCGTCCGATTGCCCTTGATCGACCATCTCGGGCGAAACGCGTCCGGATCGGAGGGAGACCGGCTTTTCCGCCAAACCCTGACGGATGAGATCGCCAGAACCGTCAGCGAGCTGCAGAGAAAGAAGATTCAGTCAGTCCTTGGCGTCGAGTTGCTGGAGGCGCAACCCACCTTAGACTTCGGCGACAACGGGCACGAACTGCTCCGGCTGCGGCTGGCCAGTGCGGGTGGGCCGGTAACCATCAACACACTTCTGATTGCAAACGGGAGCCTCAACATGACGATCGACAAATCCTCGAACATCACCGCCGGCAGCGTGTCGACCGGCATCATCAACACTGGCGAGATCAGGGAAAGCGTCATCGCCAACATCAAGGCCCAGAGCGGCGATCCCGTCATGAGCAGCCTCGGCCCCGAGCTGGCGCGCTTCCTCGAAAGGGCTGCGGTCGAGCCCACCATCAGCGACGACGACCGGCTTTCCATCAACGAGGAGGCGGCGCTCGTGACCGCGCCGGACGCCGGCGACGACCGACTGCGGCGCGCGAAGAAGTTCGGGACCTTCCTCAGGGGCCTGCTCGCGGCACCGGGCGTGGCGAACACCTTCGTTGATGAGGGCACCAAGTTGATCAATACACTCTCGAACCTGGGAGGGTGAGCGTGATGGGGAGCGTTGTCCGCGTCTATCTTTCCGGAAGCATTAAGAAGGGCGACGGCGACAACCGCTCACCCGATCACTTCTGGACGGAGGCCGACGAGGCCGCGCTTCATGCCGGCGTTGCCGGCGTGGAGCTGCGCCTACTCAATCCGGCAAAGACACCCATCCAGCGCTCCGACGTTCGCGCAAACTTCGGGTGCGACCTGTTCCTGGTGCAGCAGAGCGACGTCGTCGTCGTGGACGCGCGCCGCGAGAAGGGCATTGGCATCGGTGCCGAGATGATGTTCGCAGCGAACGCGTCCATCCCCGTGATCACCTGGGCGCCGCCGAACACGCACTACCGGCGCGACTTCGTGCCGAACGTGTTCGGGGAGGACCTGCGGGACTGGACGCACCCGTTCATCTGGGGGCTCTCTGACTACGTTGTCGACCACCTCAACGGCGTCGTGGTGCTGCTCAACCGATTTGTCGCCGATGGCCGGCGGCTCGAGCTGAGGAAAGCTCCCGAAGCCGCGATCGCCCACTTTGTCAGAAAGCACCACGATCTGGTGGACGGCATCATCGGCGGTAAACTGTGAGCGAGGTCGACGGCACCTATGCCAACCTCGGGGCCGGCATCCTGCTGCGGCAGGATCCTCATGGGCCCGCGGAGATCTACGTCGACGGCACCGTCCGTTTCCGGTTCATGGACAGAGTCTACCTGCCGACGACAACCGATCGCCTGTCCATCGAGCAGATCCAAGTGATCAATCGCTTCCGGGAGTTCGAGATAGCCGCAGGCCCGGGCCTGGCGTACCGGAACCGCCTGCGCAGCCTTGTTAAGGGGGTCGTGTCCGCCGTCGGCGAGGGCGGGCTCTTAGAGATTGGCTGCGGCAAGTTCCCGCTGTCGGCCGAAGTCCCGTCGAGGATCTACCAGGGCGTCGAGGTTGACGACGAGGCAATCGCCGAGAACCGGAGGCGCGGGATTCTCTGCACCCGGGATGTCGACGTCGAGCCAGCCGTCGTCCGGCAATGCGACCTCTGCGTAGCCCTCTTCGTCTTCCACTTCCACGTTACCGAAGCCACGCTCGATCTCGTCGCGGGCGGCCTTCCGGCCTGTGCGGTCGTGATATTCAATGTCGTCAGCAGGCAGCCGGAGATCCGAACGCGCGTTGCGCTAGAACTTGTCGGGCGCGGGCTCTGGCTCGGCTCGCTCGACTTGTCGGGCCTCGGGGCGTGCGACACGATGTACTTCGCGTCGAGGGAAGCGGGAGTGGCTCGGGCCCTGGCGGCGAGGCGGAGCGCTGAGACCCTCCTGCTGAGCCCACCAGCGGGTAACTGGCTATCTTAGCGTGGCGGTAACCTCCAAGGACTATTGCCTATCCCGTGATCATGCGATGATTGTCGGATGGCTTACGTTGGCGGAAAGGGAAATCGCTACCGGCACATCGTCCGTAGTATGCCAGAGCACAACACGTACATCGAGGCGCACCTCGGTGGAGGCGCGGTGATGCGCGCCAAGAAACCGTCCCCCATCCAGATCGGCATTGACGTGGATCCAGAGGTCGTTGCGCGCTGGATAGCTGACCCAATCGCCCCCTCGTGCCAGATCATCTGCGCCGATGCGTCGGAGTTCCTCGAGGTCTACCCCGCCGACCGGCACGACATGGTCTACCTCGACCAGCCATACCACCCTGAGGTTCGAAGCCGCGCCCGCACGTATCAGCACGAGTACAACGAGCGTGAGCACCGACAGCTCCTGAAAGTGGTTACGTCGCTGGGCGGCAGGATAATGATATCGGGCTACCAGTCTGGCCTGTATGACGAGGTCCTGAGCGCCTGGAGACGCGTCGACCTCGCAGCCGGCACGCGGCGGGTCCGGCGGGTGGAGTCCCTGTGGATGAACTTCCCGCCCTCAGCGCGGCTCCATGACACGCGCTGTCTCGGGGCCGACTTCCGCGACCGCACCAAGCGGCGGCGCCTGAGCCTTGCCCGCAGGGTCGGGGCGCTCGGGCACAACGAGCGCGACGCAATCCTGCGCTGGCTTGCGGACGCCTACCCCGAAGAGGTCGCTCACGCACTGGGATCGAGGTGATGAACCTCTCGCGCAGGTTCCGCGACCTCCTGTCGAAGACGGGCTACTGGCTCGACGGCAACCCCACCGAGGGCCTAGTCGTCCCCGGCCATCCGTCGTCGCCCACGGACATCGAGCGCTTCGACCCAATCTTTTCGCCGAGCCGCTCGTCGCTCGCCGCCAGTGCACTGTTCAGGGCGCGTGGAGCTCCCCTTGTGGTGTTCAAGGACGCGATGGACCGTCCCGAGCCCACCGATGGCGAACTCGACAACTGGCATGCGGTCTCATGGAACGCAGGCATCGCGCCAATCCTGTGGGTGTCGACGCCCTCGCGCGTGATCCTGTACAACGGCTACTCGCCCCCCCGCGCGGCGGCCCGCGACAGGATCTTGGCCGAGTTCGAACTTGGCGATCTAATCGACGGCACCCAGCGCATCGAACGAGCCTGCGGCCGCCTGACCTTCGACAGCGGTGCCTTCTGGAAGTCGCAGCATGCCCGCCGCCTCGACCGCAAGACACGTGTTGACGCGGTGCTGCTGCACCATCTCACGGCGCTAGAGGCCGGCATCTTCGAGCGCGGCCTACCCTCGTTGATGGCGCAGAAGCTCATCGGGCGGACGATCTTCTCGCAATATTTAGTGGACCGGGGGCTCTTGCCCGAGCGGCGCCTGCGGGCATTCTTCGGAGCGCCGTCGCTACCCGACATCCTTCGCTCGCCCGACGCCGCCCGTGCTCTTTTCAAGTGGATGAAGGTAACGTTCAATGGCGATCTCTTCCCTCCCGACATCGAGGGCGAGGACGAGATCGTACGGAGCGATCACCTCACGCTCCTCGCGGACTTCCTGGAGGGGCACGATTCCCTCACGGGCCAGCGGAGCCTATTCCCGTTCAGGTTCGACGTCATCCCGATCGAACTCATCTCCTCGATCTACGAGCAGTTCGCCCACAGCGCCGCCGGCAGCGAGGCGCTGTCGCAAGGACTGCATTACACTCCGACGAACCTCGTCGACCTGGCTTTGGACGTCCTCCTGCGCGACGCGCGCGGCCACGAGCGCGTGCTCGACCCGGCATGCGGATCGGGCGTGTTCCTCGTCGAAAGCCTCCGGCGCCTAGTCTGGAAGCGTGCGCGAGTTGAGGGTCCCAGCCGACGCCTCGTCAGGGACGTTCTTGAGAACCAGATTTATGGCGTGGACATCAACCCCGCCGCGCTTCAGGTCAGCGCCTTCAGCCTGTACCTGGCGGCCCTGGAGCTGGACCCGGAGATATCGCCGGATTTGGATGCGATGCGGTTCGAGGGCTTGATAGGCAGGACGCTGCAGCTCGGAAGCTTCCTCAACGCCCGTGTTAAATTCCCCAATCCGATGGATGTGGTCGTCGGCAACCCCCCTTGGACGTACGCGGGGCGAAGCTCGACTGAGAGGGCGGACCGGACGGCGCAGCCGAGGCGGACCCCAGATTGGGCATTCCTCTGGCGAGCGAAGGAGCATTGCGCCCGCGACGGGAAGATTGGGTTCCTGATGAAGGCCACCCCCTTCTTCAGCAATGACAGCGTCGCCACGAATGCGCGTCGCCAGCTCCTGGCCGCCTTCCGTGACGTCGAGATCGTGAACATGGCGCAGCTGAGAACGGAAGGCCTCTTCCCGGCGGTGACCCGAAGGTCGCATGGGGCGGAAACGAGGGAGCGCAGGCCGACGGCAGGGCCTGCCCTCCTGTTCGTTGGCCGCCCCGGCACACCCGCGCAGGACGCGGAGCTCGGCCTCGTGAACGTCCCCTGGCTTGAGCACTTCCGGCGCAACGGCGTGTTCGAGCTCGCGCCGGAGATGCGCAAGACGCTGCCGGTCGCGACGATTGGTTGGAGCGCGACGAAGCTCAAGGCGGCCCTGTTCGGGAACGCGCGCGAGTTCGACGTGATGAACGCCCTCTCGGGATCGCCGCAGCTCGTCAGGCTGGGGGCCTGGACGCGGGCCCTTGGCATCACAATGGACCAGGGTTACCAATTGCACGGCGGCGGGAGCAGCCCGGCGTCGCACCTCTTGGGACTGCCTGTCGTCGACGCTGAGACGTTCCGTGCGGTTCGCCTCCCGGAGAGCCTTCCAGCCTTTGCCGCGCCGCACGCCCATCGCCCACGGAGCAAGGCGGTGTTCGAGGGCCCGCTCGTCCTTTGCCCCGAGGGCAGCTTTACGAAGGCCTTGGAGCCCGGCCGCTACCCGGCGGCCTTCGATCCGAGGAGCCTCGCCTTCAGTGAGTCCATTGTCGGAATCTCGTTCAAGGGACAGGACCCCCGTTTGGGCAGGGTGCTCAGCCTGGTCCTGAACTCGAAGCTCGTGAGCTTCCAGCTGGCCTTCGGCGCGTCGAACATCGGATTGAAGCAGCCTAAGGTCGAGAAGGTAGACCTCGAAGAGATCCGCGTCCCGGACTTGCTTCGCCTCTCTGACGACAACCTGGAGCAGCTGGTCAAGATCGAACGGCAACTCGCCGGCGTCGCCGGCCCGACAGGCAGCCTGCTCCAGCGCCTCGATGAGGCGGTGTACGACCTCTGCGACCTGCCCCAGGCCGACCGCCGAGTCATCGACGACAGCCTGCAGCGGAGCCGCCCTATGCTTCTCGATACGAGGGCCGAGCGGATCCAAATGGTCGCTGGGCCAAGCCTTGAGGAGTTCCTCCAGTACGGCAATGAGTTCACGCGCATTGTCGAGATTGCGCTCTCCGAGATGAACGTATACCGGCTCATCACGAACCGCATCGTTCGACTAGGGGCAGACATCGTTGCGCTCAGATTTGACCTTGAGTCCGGTCCGCAGCGACCGATCGGCGCGTTCTACGCGGTTGCACCCGAGCTCTTCGAGGCTCCTTTGATCCGTGAACTTGGCGGCGCCACCCTTCCCCATTTCCATCGCATGCAGTTCCTGCGAGTCTATGACGACCGCTCAATCTATGTCGTGAAGCCGGACCAGCGTCGGTTCTGGCGGGTCTCCGACGCTCAGACGGACGCGGTGCTGGTGCTTCGCGACGCGCGATTCCGGCAGGCCTCGCGGCTTCCGGCCCCAGGCGAGATCCAGTCGCCGGAGCGGCGGCAAAAGAAGGGGCTACACTGATCCTTGATGTTCCCGCGGGTCCGCTTTGGAGACATCAGCCGGTCCCGCTGAGTGGCAGGAATGCGCGCAAAGCCGGAAGCCTGATTCCTGACCAAAGGCAAGGGTCCGGCTGTAGCACGACTCATACCAACGGCCTTTAGGTTTGACCGATGTGAGCCCAGTCGCGCCGGCCAATGCTGGCGATGGTACCGGGTCGCGCGAGGAGCTTGTTCCAGGCGTCGCAGGCGGCCGCGACGATCTCCTCATAGCCGGCGAACACCCGGTTCGAGAGCCAGTTCTGGCGCAGGTACAGCCAGAGCGTCTCCACCGGATTGAGCTCAGGCGCCCGCGACGGCAGGACGATCAGCGTCAGGTTCTCGGGCACGACAAGCCTGGCGCTCGTGTGCCAGCCCGCGCGGTCGAGCAGCAGCACCGCATGAGCGCCGCGCGCCACCGTGCGGGCGATCTCGTCGAGGTGATGCTGCATGGCCCCAAGATCGGCATGGGGCATGACCAGGGCCGCCCCGGTGCCGCGGGCCGGACAGACCGCCCCGAACAGGTACGCGCTCTCGTAGCGTTGGTCGGCCGGCTGGCGCGGCCGCGAACCGC